CAACTCCTCAACAGTTTGAAGTCTGCCATACTCATCAGTTAGCTTATATATCCGGTCATATATCTCTTTATGCTTTTCAGGCGTAAGCTCACTCCACTTATCTGGACTGTCCATCGACCTGACAAAGCGCCCGATAGTTCTAAAGCCTCTGACTATCTCTACGCGGTCGTCCATAAACTGAGACATTGGTGTCGTCTCAAATGCTGTACCTAGATGCCCGTAGTACCACTGCATCCTACCTTCACCGCTAGTTGTGTGCTTATCTGGCAGTTGGAACTCACCATGAGCTAGTCTAGCAAGATTTAGCCGCTCTTTCTTCTCAGGATCAGTTCCCCACTCTCTCGCGACTTGAAAAATCTCTTGGTCTATCTTATGTACCATTTCATCAATACTTTTCAAAAACTGTTTAATATACATACCAAGTTTTGCATATCCGCTCTCTTGCTTTGGCGATAGTGTCTGCAAAACTCCTGAAACTTCCTGAGTGAGCAAAGAAATGTCCTCGTCCAGCATCTTTACAAAATTCAGTGCAGCCTTAAATAGTTCTTCTGTTTCCTGTATCGTAAACCCGTGGTGTGGCTCATCGTCGAGTGCAAAGCGCACAATGGCGAGAACAGTTTTTCTTGGCACACCGGTCGGGGGAGTATATTCTTTGTATGAACTCTTCGTTCCCGATGCTCTCTCATAATCTACGTCCGCTAGCGCAAGAGTAAAGCCCATCGCGATATAATCTTCAATATCCTGAGCAGTAACTTGTTTAGCCTGCTCTTCTTGTTCTTGAAGTGGAAGTCTAAGCTGCTTCTTCGCAGACATGTGGGCCTGGGCAAATAACTTTGCCATGTTTCTGATTACTTGACGAGTAAACTTTGGTGAAATATAAGACTTGACTCGGAAATTACCTGTGTTTCTTACGTCACCAAACTCTCCATGCAGTATTTCTTTTGTCGGCATCCTTCCTGCTGGGATCTGCACCACTACTTGGTCCTCCTTGTCGAGATCATCTGGTAGTAGCGGATCGCCGTGCATTGGATAAGTGAGCGTATAGCCTCCAGTATTGTCTGGGCGAAGAATGAACTTTGAGAAGTTCTGCCTCTCCTCCTCTACATCTTTGCGGAGAAGATCAGTGAAGGTTGGCTTTGCGAAACCGCTTTGCTGCAGCACTGAAATCATCTCATCCCTATACTCGCTTAAACTTTTTTCATCTTCAGCAAGTTGGTCGCAGAAGTGCTCAAAGTCGTCAGCGCCGCCATAGAAATCAAACCTGGCGATAAACTCTACATAATCCTCCATTGAATCTTCTTCTAGTTCGTAGTCAGATAGCTCGTGACTATAACTGCTGTGGTCAGCGTAGAAGTCGACTTGATCTCTTATGTCGTTTGCTAGTGGCTGCAGTGACCTCCAATCTGACGGAAAATCCTCTGCATTGGGGCCGTTGAGCATGGCTCTTATAATACATTCAGCAGTGGCCTGAATCACCGGGCCGCTCTGACCTTCTTCGTCGCCTCCAGCTTCAGCCCACTCGTAGGAACTGTCCTGAGTCCATTCCATACCGGTGTCTGGATCTATAACTTCGTATGAAAAACTTCTGACGTATACACCGCCGTCGTCAACGGTACCGGCATGGCGCTCGGCGGCGCTCTCCAATTCATATACGCGCTGGTCGATTACCTCGATTAAGGCATCGATACCGCCAACCATGCGCTCCTCTTCTTCTTCCCTGTCTTGCCAGGCACCGCCTTCTGCATACTCAAAACCTTCACCACCATAATCCTCGAAGGCGGCAGTAAACAGGCGCCTTGGATTTGTATCCTGGTAGCTCCCACCTTTGAGCACGAAATCCCTGAGGTAGTCAGGATCCATCTTCATAGGGTCAGGGTTTTCATCGGTCTCGGCTTCAACATCATGCACTAGAGCCTCGGACCACTTATCTTTCTGGGATTCCAGTGCCCAATCTCTAATGGCCTCATAAAACCCTGGCATGTCTTGGCCGTAGATTCTTTTTTCAGGCATTAGAAGAGAATACTTATTGTCAGATGTAAAGGTTCCGACCTTGTCGAACCTCCGAAGCCTTACTCTTCCGACTGGCTCGATGCCGTCGACTCCACGATCATCGTCCTCAAATATTTCATTGTCCTCTAGATCAACCTGTTCTAAGTCCGCAGTCTCGATTATATAAGCAACGGACCCTGCGCCTTTGGCTTCCTTCACCGCACAGTGAAAATGCGAATTGCCCTCTGAGTGGCAAGAGCTTATGTTTCTGTGGTCAGACATTCTCAATACGTCGACTGGATGGCGAGAAATAATAACCGAGTAATCAGTCATCATCTCTTCTGGGTTCTCACGAAAATACCTTGAATCTTTATTCCAAAACTCGACAAACTCATACAAGGTATCGCCATAAGTTTCATACTTAAAATGCTTCTTGTAATCTATCTGCGCCTTTTCCACCTCTTCGGAGGCTTTCTTGTAGTCTGGGTCGTTACTAAGGTCGTCGAGGACGCCGGGATCGGCTTGTGCTCTTCGTCTCTCAAAAAACTCTCGGCGCGCTGCGTTGGCTTCTTGCCTACTGTCGTCAATTCTTTTGTTTAGCGCTGCAGCTCGTTGCAAAACTTTACCAATCTTCTGCTGCTTCTTACGCATTATCTTCTTGGTGTTAGGGTCGTTTGGGTTGCCTGTAAAACTTTCAAACTCTTTTGTTGCTAATCCAGATCCAAAGTCTACTTCATAGCCCTGTTCTTCCAGCCATCTAATTAGACGATATATTTTTGAGCCCGGCTGTATCGTGCGGCCTAATGGTATGACGATACGTGTCTTGCCGTCGAAAAGGTCATTGAATGGGAGGTTAAGCTCGCCTCCATTATCAGCCAGCCAGTCTTCAACATGTTCAGCAAACTCATAGGAAACTTCGTTAAGAATATTCTCCATGAGTATACCAGATTCAAACTTCTTCCAGCTTTCGAAAAACTTTTGCATCTTCATAGTAATAAATAGTTATTTTTTTGTTAATCTTCTATGTAATCAACTGTAGCTGTGAAGGACCATGAGTTGATTTAAATTCAGTGTCGAACCAATGTACTAGGTAAGTTGTATAAGTTGTACAAGATGACTTATTTCTCGACGACTTAACCTCAACAATAATACCTTGCGACCCGGGCATTGTTTTGTCTGTTACTAGGTCGCCTACTTCCATCAGTCAATCCGATACTATCTTATCAATAACTTCCAAAGTCTTTTCCATGACTTTTAAGGCCATAACATCTTTTACAGCCTCAGCTAGATCCTCTGCGCTGCTATTGTGCAGCTTCAAAAAATCTTCTGTACTCATGTTAGATTTAGAATTATGGCAATTAAACTTTTCACTGACAGCAGAATCTTGATCCTGTTGGGTGGGACGTTTATTTCTTTGTTCATTATTTACTTCTTGATTTTGTGATTGCACGCCTTGCCCGGGTCGTGAAGGTGATACAACCTGCGAAGTAACTGCGCTAACTTTCATATTGATACCTCTTTTTTTATCTCTTGTATGTCCTGTTAATGGTAAATACATCGATAATAAATAGTACCTATACTAAAGATTTAACGAGAACTCTCGTAGTAATTACGATCAAAAACCGCGTAAGAAGACTTCATGTAGGCAATTGCTTGCTCTACTTTAATATCGTAACCTTGAGCGGCCATGGCTTCTACAATGCCAAGCGCTATCTTTTTGGGAGGCTGATAATTTTTATCCTGCTCCTTAAGCAGTTTTCTATAGCCTTTGATGCGATCTTTTTTGTAATTGGAATATATTAACTTATTGCCTTTCATATTAATAACACGCGTGGTATGCCAATACCATAACAACGATCAACAGCATGTCAAGCATAAAAAACTTTAAAGCTGGATCAAAATCTTTCATTTACTCTCACTCACAACTTCTAAATCCTGAGCCATAAAGCTTATTATCCTATCTCCAACAGTAGGAAACATAACACTGTAAACGTCACATTTACTCTGAAGAATTATTCCAATCGCATGGAAAGGTATTCCGATAATATCATTTATACCGCCGGTAAAGTGTGAATGGATATTCAATTTAACTAAGTCTCCTACTTTCACCTCATAGTAAATAGTAAGGAAAGTAATTAGATTAGAATTTCCAGAACATAAATAAGATGTAACCAAACATCGCAGAGGCGCTCACAGCAGCAAAAACTAATGTAAATCGCTCCATTTTTTCTATGTCTTTCTTAAAACTACTCATTCGAGTCCTCCGGGTAACTCTCTAGTGTTGTCAAACACTCTTCGGCCTCTGACAATACTTTTGTCCAATGCGTTATTTCATCCAGCAACTTAGAATGCTCTCCAATACCCACTGAATTATTAAAATAAGTGTCTAATACTGCGCGCGCCTCGTCAGCTTTAGACTGGAAGTGTGTAATTGCTGCTCTATAATAAAGGTTATCTTTCACTTTTTCTCCTTTGTTTGGCACGCCCGACAGGATTCGAACCTGTGACCCTCGGCTTAGAAGGCCGATGCTCTATCCAGCTGAGCTACGGGCGCATGTATTAATTAACCATGAGATAAACCATCAACGACATGAACCATCCTGATAAAATCAATGTGGCCAGCAACACTTCAGCAGACGCCTCTGTGTTGTTGTGATTAAATTTTCTTTTAAAGTATTTTCTAATTTTCATAATCTATCTCCAAAGATTTTGTATTGGTGGGCTCTCTCGGACTTGAACCGAGGACTACCCCGTTATGAGCGGGGGGCTCTAACCAACTGAGCTAAGAGCCCAAAAAAATGGTAGCCGAGGCGGGACTCGAACCCGCAAGCCCAAACGGGCGACAGATTTTAAGTCTGTTGTGTATGCCAATTCCACCACTCGGCCAAAAATAAAGGGGCCGAAGCCCCTACCCTTACGGGATTTGCGGTAAGAAGAAAGATGAATCGGGTACGGGATTATTCTCAAAACTTGTTGGATCCTCATCCAATCCCGGCTCATCCTCTTCGCTGATCTCAGGTGTCTCCTCAGAGTCAAGGTTTTCCTCTGTGTCCTCTTCCACTGTAGGAACAACATCAGTCTCGTCAAGAGAAACATCTTCGCTCTCTAAATCTTCAACCATGATATCCTCAACAGTCACTTCATACTCAACCTCCTCTGAAACTGCAGAGTCAACTGAACTACAACCAGACACACCTGAAATCATTAGCACTAAAGCTGTAAAAAAAAGTTTCATAATATTCTCCTTTTAAATTATGAAACATAAATATAGTTATTTTTTTAGAAAAGTAAAAAAATTACCATCCTTGCTTAGATGCTTTATTTTGCACCTCGTCAATAACAATATTAGTTGTGCTTGAAACATCTTTAGCAATATCACCTACGGTTGTTTTGTTGTCTACACAATATGGCGCAGCCGTGGCCATAAATAAAACCAATAAAATTACATACTTCATTCTTACTCCTTTTTGTTTTTTTCTTCTTCACTTAATATGGTTTTCAGTTTATCTCTAATTGAATCGACCATACTCATTCTGCCATCAGCAGTTCCAGTCTGGTAATCAATTGCCTTCTTAAGCATATAGAGATCTTTAAGAACCTCACTTAAGACGTTCTCTCTTTTATCAGGAACGTACACTCTCATACTTCGCTCTCCTATAAATCGATTATGATAACTCTTTTCTCTTCTTTTTCTTCAGGTGGCCGGTTATCTGGCCAGTCTTTGGGTTTGCTCCAATCATCCTCAGGTGGCACCGGAGGTGGAGCATAGATAGGTAACGGCGCATAAGGCCTAGGCTCCTTGCCCTTCATCTGCCCTGTCCTCTGTAAGGCTTCTTGCGTCTGTGACGAGCGCTAGGAGTGGATCCCGCGCGCTTATTTTCATAGTGGGTCTCGCCTCCAGAATGAGACTTTTTTGTGTAAGTGCCAGACCCCTGCACTGTCTTCTTTTTGTTGTAAGATGTCGATCTCGACATGCCATAAATTCTAGCCATTGAATATCTCCTTGTCTACGGCTCGATCAAACATGGTTATACCATTTAAATGATCAATTTCATGTTGAACGCACACACACTCTAGTGCGTTATGTTCAAAAGAGAAGTATAGTTGATTTACATGGTTATCATCCTTAACCACGATATCTGTCCATCTCTCAGTTAAAACATAGTCCCCAGGAAACGAAAGACAACCCTCTTGGAAAAAACTTTTTCCAAATTTTCCTACTATCTTTGGGTTGATAAGCACAATAGGCTTTGCTACTTTTACAACACAAACGGCGCTATCGATACCAATCTGATTGGCTGCGAGGCCGACGCCATCACCTTCAGCTAAGACCTCCAAAAGGCGATTGCCTAGGTGGATTCCTTCTGCCTTTGAAGGGCATGGTCTACATGCCTTAATGAGTGCTTTTTTATCTGTCACATAAGTATAAGACATCTGTTAAGAGCCCTCCAGACCCACATCATATACTAATAACTATGAGTCTGGAGGGGTAAACGCTTTTAATTAAGTAATGTTAACATTAATCGCTTTAGATTCCGGCTTGGCCGGTAAACTGATTCGCAACAATCCGTTATCATAGCTAGCCTTGGCGCTGGCCAGATCCAAATCGCTGTCATAGTTAACAAAAGTTTTATGAAAAGCTCGTCGAGCAATCCGCCTTGATTTAAAACTATTCTGTTCCTCGTCACCATGTGAGTCCGCACTAACATGAATTTCTCTCTTTTCAGGAATAATTTCGACATGAAGGTTCTCTTTTTCGAATCCTGCTAAAGCGAACTCCATGACAGTAGCGCCATCTTCAGCTTTGTAGATATCGGCAACGGGATATCCCTGCGTTGTTCTCTGCATTAACTGTGGAAAATCCAACATAGAATCAAAAATATCCTCAAATACGCTGCGCCCTAATAGGCTCGGTCTGTAAGTAGTAAGTGTAGTCATAACAATTTTCTCCTTTTATAGCAAGTTATGTTCGATGGCCATAAAGCACCATCTTAAAAACAATAAGAACAAAAAAGCCTAAGTCAACACTCTAATTAAAAAAATATTTTAAATTAATGCAAGCTAACCGAATGAGATAGACGCATAAGTTCACTGACTGCATAATATCTAGCTAACATGAGACTCTGTAAATCATGTATCGTTCTTTCTGCAAAAATATATTCCTCTTCTCCTGTATCCTCATTGGTATGATAAATTGGATCCTTTATCTCAACATTAATACTCTGAATTATAGAATAATTTAGCCATATCAGCTGCGCCACAATAGGCATAGCAACATGGCTAGAAACTGCCAAGCTGGCTTCACTCGTCATATCTTTTATCAAATCTAGAGAAATTAATTTTTGCTCTTCAGTTTCTTCTAGAATTTCATCAACATAGCTCTTCGGCATTGCCAATATTGCTGGCTTTTTTTCTTCAGTCACCGGAAAGCCACTTTTGCAAGTCAGTATATCCGCCTATCAATTTAATATCTTGGCCGTTGCGAGAGAAGATCATGGGTACTGTTTTCCAATCGTAAGCTTTCTTCATCTCGCTTAGTAGTTCTAATTGATCCCTCTCAAATTTAACAACTTTATATTGCAACCCTTTTTCATTCAGCAAATCAATGGCCATTGTGCAATACGGGCAGCTATCACGTATAAATACAACATAATTCATGTTTGAACACCTATCTTTTTTATTATATCTTGCAAGTCCCCAACAACATTGATGTTGGAAACACGATTTCCGTAATCAACAACCATATTAGTATAGGGCACTTCCTTGCTCAGGCCAAAAACCAATTCGCCTTTCTGGGCGGTGTTGTATAAAGCACTATTATCTTTAGCCGTGATGATATACGACGGGTTAATATAGACAGCTCGTAACTCATAGGTAGCTACGTTCTCCTCAAGCTGCTCGTCATATACGACTGGTCCTTGAAATATTTCCGTAAATTCAATCATTTTTATCCTGTTTTGTATACATTGTTCTCTTCTACCTTCCAGGTCTTACTGTTATAAAAAACTTCATAAAACCCATTTCTTTTGCCTGTTATTAACAGATTAACCGGGCGCGTAAGTTTTAACGTATTTTTTTCATTAAAAATAGTAACCTCAGAAGGTATATAAACTAAATCGCCAATATTAAAAACATCAGGCATCTTGTTCTGTCCCCGCATTAGAAATTACACTTTCCTCTGCGACCTCTTCGTTAACTGCTTTGTACCATCCGGTGGCGATATTTATGATGTCTACTATTTTGCTTTCAAGCACAGAAACTCTAGCAGCTGCCTCTTCCAGGTTTTTAATCGTCGTCGACACATCGTCCAAATCGACATTAATTTGCCCAGCTAACTTCCTCAAGTCTGCCTTACATCCTGAAACCATGCCATCAACTAATTCAGGTATTTCAGCAATGTCATGTGTGCTAGTAACTTTTACTTTCATTTGTTCACCTCCAATATTGCGTTACTTGTTGTTAAAAGTGTAGATGACACTGAAACTGCATTCTGCAACGCGACAACAGTTACTTTCGCAGGATCAATTATTCCCTCGCTAAGCATCTCCACCAACGTACCTTTTTTAAAGTCCCAGCCGCTTCCATCGTCTTCGCTTCTAACAATATCATTTATAATAAGATCAGCGCTGTCACCTGAATTTAGTGCCATCTGTCTTATGGGCGCTTCTAGAGATTTGCGTATAATATTTGCTCCGATATCTTGGTCTTCGTTATCGGGCTCTATTTTAAAATCTCGGCATTTAAGCAAAGTCGTGCCACCACCAGAAACAATGCCTGATTCTTGTGCGGAGTTAACAGCCTCCAAGGCATCCTCAATCCTGTGCTTTTTCTCTATCATTTCTATCTCAGTTGTACCGCCAACTTTGATTACTGCTATACCACTAGAAAGCCGGCTAATTCTACTTTGAATTTTAGCACACTCCTCGATGTCATCGGTCTGTTTTATTTCGCTCTTAAGAGAGTCAATCTTGGCATCGATTTTTTCCCAGTCAGCCAAGCCACCCATAATAGTTGTGTGGTTTTTAAGCACTTCAATCTTCTTGGCGACACCAAAATCAGCCAACTGAGCATCCTCCAGCTGACGTCCTGATGCTCTAGAGAAAAAAGTTGCCCCAGTCGCCAGACACAAGTCTTTCATAGTGTTCGAGCGTTCTTCGCCATATCCTGGAGCCTTCACTGCGGCAATCTTCATATTCCCGCGAACTGTATTCATAATAAGTGCCGCTAGAGCTTGGCCCTCGACTTGTTCGGCTACGATAACCAATGGCTTTGATTCCCTAGCAGCTAGCTCTAAGATTGGCATTATACTCTTAACGCTTTCAATTTTATAGTCAGTAACTAGCAAAATAAGATCTTCATATTCAATAGAGTTTTTCCTTTCATTAGTAACAAATGTTTGTGAGAAATAGCCTGAATTAAATCTAAACCCCTCAACCAAATCTAGACTAGTCTCAACTGACTTTGCAGCCTCAATCAAAATCGAGCCTTCATGGCCAGCTTTGTCAACTGCTGCAGAAATAAGCGCACCAATCTCAACATCTCCATTCGCTGAGACTGTTGCAACATGCTCGATATCCTGCAAAGTTTCTACCGGCTGTGCCATGTCCATGATCTTGGTGACGACCTGCGCAACTGCTTTGTCCATGCCCTTTTTAATTTCAACGGGTGATGAACCAGCAACTAGATACTTTTGTGTATTTCTTAGTATGTCTCTCGCTAAGACCGTAGAGGTAGTTGTCCCATCGCCTGCGTTAACATTAGTCTGTGCAGCTGCTTGCTTTAAAATCTGTGCTGCTGTGTTCTCAACTGGATCCTCAAAATCTGTAAAATTAGCCACAGTGACGCCATCTTTTGTTATTATGGGTCGCGCTCCATCTTTGTGGAGAATTACATTGCGTCCTTTCGGGCCTAATGTAGCTGCCACGTTATCAGCCAACTTGTTCACACCGCTCATTATTTTTTGCTGCAGCTCTAAGCCATCAGCGTATATTTTCTGCATATATACCTCTCTGAATATACAGTAAAAACATTATAAATTAAATCAAGAACAAATTTAAATTTATTTTAAATTATTCCTCTGGAAAGGTAAAAGGCTTGAACTTCTTGCCCTGCCCGACTCTTCCGTAGTTTACCGGCGCCGGGCTTGGACTTTGAGCCTGTGGCGCTGTGGCTGGGGCAGCTGCCTCTCCAGCGCCTGGAGCTAGGGCTGAAGTCTTGGCTGCGACGTCGTTTGAAGCTTTGATTGCCTTACTAGCCTCTGCATCATCTTTCAACCCGCCGGCCATGAAAGCGTAGGTGCCCTCCTGAATAGCTTTAACGCTTTGAAAGAGGGAAAAAATACTCTCGTTAAGATCTGCTGTTATTTTATCTAGCATGGCCTGGACGTATACCGCGCCAATCTTAATTTCTCCAATATTCTCAGAAATATTATATACCTGCCCTCTGTTTAGATCGAATTGTAAGTTGCTCAACCTTCCTCTCATATTCAAAAGGGCGCGTTTTTTTATCTCTGGGTCAGTGAGGCTATTATAAAACTCTGCAGAAGTTCTAGGATCCGCGAAGACGCCTCCACCAGATAGCATCTCAGCGCGTTGAGATCTCAATGTCTTGGCTGAGTACTCTGTGTTGACCGCATCAGTTGCAGATGACACAGCTTTTTTGATGGCCCATTTTTGTAAATCATCGTATCCAATCTCACCAAACATTGTCTCAACTGCCGCATGCAAATCAGGATTGCCAATTTGTATGGGGCTACGGCCGCGTGCAACACGTCTATCCTCGCCTAGCTTTACAGGCTTAAACAGTTTATCGTTGTTAGCCCAATCGCATGGGCCCGTAAAGAATTGACTTATCTGCTCTTCTGACAAATCTAAATCAACTCTCTTGCCATATCTAACCATTGGATTGTTGACGATCTCTTTAAACTCTTCAATAAATTTAGACTCCAGTACTTCTGTGGATAAGTTTTCCTGCGCAGGCAAAGTCTCACTAAAATCATAATCTGTCTCTCCGCCTCTGATCCTTCGAATAAATTCATTTGGTATCTCAATGCATTTTACAGATTTATCCATAGACCTAGCGACAATGTCGACAACGTTCTCTAGAGTAAAATTAAATTTAAAAAACTTTAAATCGCCCTTGACGTCGAGGCCTTGCTTTTCGTCCTCAAAAGATTTCATGACAACTATGTATTGCATGAAGTCATGACCAAATTTTGGCTCTGTTAAGTCGCCGACAAGATCGCTAAAGCTTCCACCAACAACAACAGACTTTTCAGAATATAGTTTTAAGCTGACAGGAGTGTTATCTTTGGTAATAAAATCTGCGATGGTGCCAGTATTGGCGGCGATCTGTTGGCCTTCGAGCAATACAGCTAAAAAAGCCTCAAAGTTAAAGCCGGCAGATGCAGCGTTAAAATTGGAAATAACCTTTGTCAGAGTCTTGTAGAAAACCAAATAAGAAAGAACATTTGCTATCCTGTCGCCCAAGTTAGGTGAGTCAAGCCCAGCAGCATCTGGATCGTCGTAGAAATCGGAAATAGATTGAAGTTTTTGTTTAAGATCCGCGCCCGGAATATTAGCTAAGAACTGTAGCAATTGAGTTCTCGCAGGACCGTCGATCTCTTGGTTGCCTACCGTCCGCACATCAGTCCACCCTAATTCTGTAACAGATATGTCCGGAATTGCCGCAAGAGTCATCGAGGCGCCGTCCATCTGCTCTAACAAAAGAGATTTCTGAAGATTACTATCTAACGCATGCCCAACAGCTTCAAAAAGAGAATCTAAGCTGATGCCCGGGCTAAAATATCTTTCTACAACAAAATTCAACTCATCTTTATTCATGTAACCACCTCTATATAATTAGAAAATAATATCTGCAATGCCCAATTTTACTGCTTCCTCAGCATCAATATAAACATTAGTTTTTCTATCAATCATTTTTTTAATTTGTTTTTCAGTCATGTTTGTTTCTTCGGCTAGCGCTTTTACATACATTTTCTGGGTAAACTTGGTCTCTGCAAACTCATTTTCAACATCAGCTATGTGACCGTGTGAACCAGCAACCACACCATGAATCATTACTCTGCAGTATTTTCCGATACGTCGCTCACCCTTGGTGCCGGCAGCCAATAAAAGTACGCCAGCTGACATGACCTTGCCTATACCACAAGTATGAATAGGAGTTAAATCTCTCATGCCCCTGATTGTATCGTAAACCGCGAACATCTCAGTAGCTAACCCGCCATAAGTAGAAACAACAAAATCAATTGGCTCATAGGAGACTAAATATCCTTTTTCCTCGTCTTCAGGATCAATTAAAGTTTCTTTTCTACCTGTCAAATGAAGCGCGTGAAGACCATAGATTGTTTCTGAACACTTCTCTTCTTCAATGCTGCCATAGACTCCGGTCAGGCGCAGTTCTGGCTTCTCTGGTAGGCTCAAAACAGACATTAAGTCAACCGCATCTTGCCCCTCTGATGCATCATCTTTCTCGCCTTCATCGTTAAAACGTCTTTTGTTGTATTTTTTCATGCTAACTCCTTTAAATTTAATAAAAAAAAAGCAGGCCACAAGGACCTGCTTAAAACAACTTTATATTACCTTACTATTGCAATCGTCGCTTAGCGTTCAAAAGACGACGTGCAACGCGGCGTGTGACTTCAGAAACAATTTGCTTCTGCCTTCTCTCTGGGGAAAGCTTTCGCTCATAGAGTTGTATATTTGACTCTTCAAGTTCTTCTTCGTCACCAGCTGCAGCTTCTAAGCCGCCGAGATCACCACCACCAAGATCGCCACCTTCATCACCAGCCTCGTCGCCCATATCCATCATATCCATGTCCATGTCTTCGGCGCCGGCGTCATCTTCTTCGCCTTCTTCGCTCTCAACGTCAAGCTGAATAGCTGCAGCGGCTTCAGGGTCAAGCTCCTCAAGTCCAATCTTAAGGGCCTTAAGAGCGGTTACAGCGCTGGCCAAAGGCTCATCACCTTCATCGCCGCCCGCAGCATCCAAATCTTCTCCGCCTTCTTCTTCGTCGCCTAGGCCAAGGTCATCTAGCTGCTCTTGCAATTGTTCTTCACTATAGATATCTTCTTCCATCTGGTTAACAATGCCGGCCAATTCAGGATCAACAGGCGCTGCAGCGGGCATACCAGCGTGAGCTGCACCCATTTCATCTAAAATTTCGTTTTCGTTTAGCTTTGTGATAAAACTATCACTAAGTGCACTGATGTTCGCAAATTTCATCATTTTGCGAATTTGTTTTTCGTTTAATAGCTGCTTTTTCATTTACTGACTCCTTAGACGCATCTCACGATACAAATTAAATAGCTATATCTTTTAATAAAAGACTAATTTTTTTTAGCGCTTGGTCTTCAATTTGTTTCACTCTAACATAACTTATGCCCAAGCGCTCAGAAGCCTCTCTTAATGTTAGAGCCCCATTATTATCAATGGTCTCGAAAGTACAATTTAAATCTTTTGGAAAATCTATCCAATATCGACATTCAGTTATAGGACAAGTAGTTCCAATATCCTTACAGGTTTGCAAGCACTTCTTCATAGTCCTGTCTCCATCTCAATAACATCAAATATATCCTCTATCTCTTCACCCTTTAAGGCAAACTTTTTTTCTGTTTGTTTTGAGTGTTTTCTTAAGCCTTCAATTTTGTTGATTTTTTGTTGACCTTGCATACCACAGCGTTGTTTGTATTCTTTTATAAACTGGTATATTAAATCGTCATTATCAATATATCCGCTTATCATCATCCTAAAAAACTGTGACTGAGTGATGCCGTCGTGTGTGCATCTTATTTTTAGTCTAGCTTGCCTGTCAGATGAATCGTAAAACATCATCTTCTTCCTATCGTTTGAGGGTGGTGCAGTTGGGTCCTTCATCTATCCCTCCACAAAATATGTGTATTGCTTTCTAGCTGTGCTGCACTTGATTGTAGGATGAAATCTCTTCTACTTTGAAGTTCTTTAATGCTTCGCACGCCTGTATAAGACAAGCCACTGCGAATGCCACCATCGATATCTTGAAGGATATCCTTAACGGACCCTTTATAAGGTACCACAGCTGCGACGCCTTCTGGAGTGGATGACTTACCACGCCAGTCGCGTTGGGCTTCTTTCGATGCCATACCTCTGTACTCTTTGTATTTCTCGCCTTTTGCACCAGACAACACCTTCCCAGGTGTCTCATCGGTTCCAGCTAGCATAGAGCCAACCATAACAAAATCGGCTCCGGCTGCTAGCGCCTTGACCATGTCACCTGTTGTTTTTATACCGCCATCGGCGATAATTTTTGTGTCATAACTAGTCTTAGCACAATCTAAAATACTTTGAAAAGTTGGCACGCCATGGCCAGTAACGATTCTAGTCGAACAAATAGAGCCTCCTCCAATGCCCACACGAATTGAATCTGCACCCCACTCTGACAGGTCTTCAAAGGCCTCTAGAGTTGCAACATTACCGGCCATTAGATGCACCTTATCACCATAAACATCCTTTAAAGTTTTAAGACAACGTTCCATCATCTCATGGTGCCCATGCGCGACGTCGATGCACAGTACATCAACCCCAGCGCTCCATAAAGCAGCCGACCTCTCCAGGTAATCACCAGACATGCCCACTGCAGCTGCAATTTTTGCATTTGCGGCATCCTCTTTCACATAAAAAGCTAGCTGCTGTTGTTCATCGATTGTGTTATATCGATGCAGAACCGCCATGGCACCCTCCTTGCTGAGAGCCTTGGCCATTCTTGATCCAGATACAGTATCCATGGGAGATGCAATCAACGGCAATCTAAGTTTATACCCAAATAGCTCAGAAGAGATATCAACTTCGCTTCTTGACCGAATTGCACTTTTTTTAGGTACAAGTAGTACATCATCAAAAGAATATGTTTGTTTCACGATAGCCTCCTAAAAACCGTTTGGGATATACTCTTTAATAGATTGAAACTTTTTGGGTGTTTCTTCAAAAGACAATTGACTGTTTTGATCAGTGCTGCCCAGTGCCCCTGCGCCTCTATTTGAAATAGTGATGTCCTCGCCATATAGTAGACCATCGTCAACCTCCCTAATCCTAAAATGCACCACTGGTACAAGAATTAATTGAGCTATTTTTGCACCTTTCTCAATAAATTGCGTTTCACTACCAATGTTGTGCAGATCAATAAACACTTCTCCGTCGTATCCGCTATCAATAATATGAGCACCCACAATTAAAGATCTCTTTGCACCCATGCTTCCACGATTACAAGCTTGTAGCATGTATCCATGTGGGATGCCAAATTTCAATCCAGTGCCAAGCATCATATTATCTCCAGGCTCAATTTTTACAGCCGAGATGTCTGGGTCAGATGGACAGTAAAATACATCTAAACCAGCGTCACTCGGATTCGCTCTCTCCGGTGCTTTCGCATCTACTCTCTTCGTGAATTCTAAGATCATTTTCTATCTCCTTTATAACTTTATTTGCTTTGCCCCAACAATCAGGACAATATAATCTTACAACTTGCTCTTCCTCTCGCACAACAACCTTCCAAGTTGAAGCGTGTTCTTTTGATTTTTTGTCAAAAGGTTTTTCACAGGCAGCACACTCATCTTCCAGCTTGTCAAACATCATCATTTGCTGCTTTAATCTTTTTTTGAAGTCTTTTTTAAATTTCTTCATTTTATTGCGCTGCATCTTTCTTTTTAAACTTCCCATTATTTATTTTTTCTCCTGCCTGCTCTGGTTTTTTTACACCCCACCCAAGAAGCGCAAGGCTCGGTGCCGTTCAGTTTTGCAAACTCGCCATGCGATTCAAGCGCTTGCCTGTCATAAGCTGCTGCAGCGCAAATCTCGCAGCTAAAATAACCAAGTATCTTTGTCTTGCCTTCCAGATTTATTGATGAGAGCCATCTTTTTTCCCTGCTAAGCCAACAGACGCCCTTGTATTTTGATGTACTTTTAGTTGCCCGCTTTCTTGAATTTCTCATGTTTTGTGCATGAGTTACTTGTCTTAAATTTTCTTTCCTGTTATCTAAGCCATTATGGTTTATGTGGTCATACATCATTTTTTGCCCGGGCTTGCCCATGATTAAATGATGCAGCAATAAACCTGTTTGTCTTGGTCGCTTGCCATTCTGATCGGTTCTTTCAATCAAAGTTCCGTCTGGATGTAGGATGCTAGTTTGTACATATGGTCCCTGTGGGCGCGTGCTGTTGCCGCGCGGCTTTTTGATATCGACGCGCCAACGATAATCTTTCACTTTATGCCAATCATCGGTGTCAATAACAGCCACATATTTTCCGGGTTGGTACCCATTCTTTTTTTCTAAGAAAATATGTGTTGTACCATCCGCATTATGCTTAAATTTATTTTTCATAATTTTATCCTAGTAATTTAAATGTGTGTCGAATAGACCTAGTGCTAAAACCCCACTCTTCACTATGCTGCAACTTAGCTGCATAAGGCCTGTTGATATAAATTTGATCATCATCTTTGATGCCCCAACATTTAATCGCAGTGGTTGTTGATGTCTCATCAATTACTTTAACAATCCAGTATGGTTTGTCGTTTTTAGTTCTTTTTTGTATGACTTCTCTAGGGATGAACCAAGCAACCCCGAGATCCTTATCCCAGTTTCCAAGAGCCGGAACACAATGACGATCGATAGATTCTCTTATTTGCCTAGTAAGCACAAGATCAAATGGAAACATTCCAGTTAGGTCCGAAACGTACTCGATCTTTTCCTCGCGAGTGAAGTCTTCCTCAGGCGAGTATAGCTTAATATTTTCCAGAAGCTTTTTCTCATTCTTTGGTTTGTCTTGAATACAAGCCATCCAAAAGTGCTTGCAGCCATTAAATCTCTCATCAATAATACAGTCCATCGCTCCGGAGCGACACAGCACATCCAAAGCTTTCTTGTTTAGTTTTGCATGAGTGATGCTTTCATTAAACAAGATATCTTCAATTTTCTCAAATGGTCTATTGGCCAAAATTTGATCGATTGCTTTATCACCTAGGCCCTTAATAGAACTAAAAGGTTGGATCAAAGTTACACCGTCGTCGCCAATCTCCCAGTGGCGATTAGAGGTGTTGATATTGATGCTCTCAATGTAAAAGCCCATCTTCTGTGCGATCGCAATTGCAGCTTCTTTCTTAGATTCTGGCTCTTTGTCTAAAAAGGCAGCAGTCCAGCACTCTGGGAAATAATTTAAGAGCCAAGCACATTGGTATGATAAGATAGAATAAGAAACAGCATGAGACTTATTAAAGCCATATCCAGAAAAATATTCAAACTTTTGCCATAGGTCCTCTGCGTCTTTCTTATCCATCCGCTTGCCAACGCAACCCTTGATGAATCTATCTCTAATACTAGTCTTTTCTTCATTACCTTTCCCTGTTCCTTTCTTTGTAAGGAGCTTTCTTAGTTTGTTTCCCTCCTCCAGAGTAATGCTATCACCCAGCTTGTGCGCCAATAATGCAATCTGCTCTTGGAAAATAAGAAAACCGTAAGTTTCTTTAGTTACTTCCTCGATAATATCGTTATGATAAAAAGTATCTCCGCTTCTTTTCGCTTTTACATAAAGTTTATCAACACCCGCACTTAGTGGGCCTGGACGATAAATAGATGTAATCGCAGAAATATCAATAATATCTGTTGGTTTTGATTTTATGCTAAGCTTTTGAGCACCAGTGTTAGTGAACTGAAAGACACCTGCAAATTTACCTTTGTGAAAGATGTTCTTGTAAACCTTTTGATCATTCAAATCAATATTGTCAGGATGTAATGTCTTATCGTAATAATCTTTAATATCTGCAAATGTTGGGTTTTCAACACCAAAATGTCTCTTGAGAACATGTCCAATGGCAGATTCTATCATCTCAAGCGTTGAGAGACCCAAGAGATCAAACTTGATGTGCCCAAGCGGCTCTAGATGGCGCACATTCTGACCTTCTGACCATGGAGTCTGAACGACACCGCGAGAACAAATCAGTGGCATATGTCTGTCTAAATCTTCGCCGATTACAACGCCACCAGCATGACGACTAGTAGAGCGTACTTGCCCAACTAGCGCTTGAACGTGTGTTTTGACATCTGGGTACTTTTCCAAAAATGAAATAAGAGACTCTGAATATTTCATAACTTCTTCAAAGTTTGGCGTGTACATACCAGCTCGAATTCCACGATCTGCCTTTGCTTTTGGAGTCGCCTCACGAACCATCCTGCTAGTGACGGCGTTAACCTCCTTGAAGGGGATATCATAAAGCTTACTGATATCTTTGATAAGAGAGCGCAGCTGTAATGTATTGAAGTTTGAGATAGGCACAACTGTAGTCTCGCCCCATTCCTCTGCTAGAATCTCCTTGAGACCAAAGGCATCGCTGACATCATAATCAATATCTGGATAATCAGTTGCATCTGATCGCAGAAAACGACTGAATAGAAGTCCATATTTAATCGGATCAACCTGAGTAATCCCGAGCACGTAAGCCACTAGTGAGCCAGCAGCAGAGCCGCGCCCTGGACCAGCAAGCATATACTTGCTAGCAGTATCGCTAATTGCCTTCATGGTAAGGAAATATTTTGCAAACCCACGCTCGTTGATAACAGTCAGCTCATGCTTCAGACGATCAATATACTCTTGGTTGTTCTCAAAACCAAACTTGCGTAAACCGCCAATAGATTCTTTGATCAGCGTCTCAGCCGCCGAGGCGCCTTCAGGCACAACAAAGCCAGGTAAGCGAACTGTGTCGTCGGGCATAAAATCTTCAATGCGATTATTAGCGATCCAATGTGTTTTCACAATAGAATCGTAAATTAGGTCATCATCATAAACAAACTCACATTCCTCAGAATATTTTTTGTAAGCAGCCCACATCTGATCGCCATTCTTTGGGTAGAGTTCCATCCCCATCTCATCAACTTCAATTGGAAGTTCCGTCTTGGCCCACTCAGGGAGTTTCGAGCCCAACCAGCCTAGGCGCTTGTAAAGCTCGCGATCCTTCCAGGCCTCCGGGCTAGGATAGTGACTGTCAGCTGTTGAGATAAGTTCAATTCCAAATTCTTCGTGCATTTGGATAACATACTGATTGAGCTTGTGCTGGTTAGGTACGTTATTCCATTGAAGTTCACCGTACCAACGATCGCCCAACACCTCCATCATGCGCTTGGTTGTTTCGCGCATAGCATTAAGGATAGCTTCTTCGCCATCTTCTTGATTGTCCCAAAAGTTTCTAGCATAGACTCCGCCTAGGCATGCCGAAGAGGCGATGATACCCTCCCCATGCTCTTCAAGCATCTTGTAATCTAGACGAGGCTTAGTGTAAAAGTTATCGCCTCGATGAGAATCAGAAACAATCTTGAAGATATTGTTAAGCCCAGTTTGGTTTATTGCAACTAAAACAATATGTGCCTTGTTGTTGACTTTTTCCTTAGTCTTGCTTTTCGAAGCGCTTTCGTCTTCAAAAGAAACTTTATTTGAATCATCAATAATCTTTCTTGCTTTTTTCTTATCTGCTTTAATTCTTTCATATTCCTCCTTCCACTCCTTGATAGAAGGCACAAAATAAGCTTCAACGCCGAAAATAGGCTTAAAGTCTTTGCCTTGTTCTTTCATCTTTTTGGCATGCAGGACTTGATAAGACATGCCATTCATATTTCCGTGATCAGTGAGCGCTAAGGCGCCCATGCCATTCTTGTACGCAAAATCCATGTGGTCTTGCGGATAGCCAAACCCATCAAAAACTGAACCAGCAACACTATGTGCGTGCAATCCCACAAATGGGATTTTAGATATATTTCTTTCCAAACTGTCCTCTCTTGTTACAGCAACAATATAATCATGCCGTATCTAGAGTCAACCTTCAAGTTCATTATTTTTTTCAAATAGATATAATGCCATCGATTCTAAATTTAAATTATAAGGAATCTCAACAAATGGCAATATTGCATGTATGAAAAAAGCTGTTGATGAGACAGTCAGCATCAAGCTAACCTTCATTGCAAATACAAGGTGCTGTATATAGGTTGTGTTTCTTTCTTTCAAGTGTTTAAACATTTTAGACCTCCTCGTCAATACCAATTCCGTTCCATTCTTTGGCATTTAATATTTTTGGCTTTTTAATTGATGGTTTAAGAGATAAAAAGTGACAATAATCAGACCAATTATCTAAGTTATAATACTCCTCAATTTCAAGCTTCCTATAACTAGAACATTGTAGCGTTTCAAACACTTCTTGTAAAGTAAAATTTTTATATGAAAATCTTTCTTTCAAAGAATATCTTTGTTTTCTAGTTTCTGGGTCGACCCACATGCCAGTTGATCTAGTTTTTGATTCAAGTATAAGCTGGTCAATCTGCTCCTTATCGAGAGTCATCCCCAGGTGCAAATTGTGTTTAGCCGTCTGCCCTTTGTAAGACAACATAAGATGGCCTTTATCTATCTCCTTTCTTGCCTCGCGTAGAGAGCGGGGATCGCAATAACCATACGGCCAAGATATCCAAAATTTATCTGGCTTTAAGTGCGAGCTAATATTTCGTAAAATTTTATCTGCGATTTTTGCGCCATGCAGCGCTGACCAAGCCAGATTATCCCTTTTATTTATATCTCTAATGTTTAAAGGTGTATAGTATATTCTTATCGGACGTTTAAAATCTTTCTTGTTGTGCTCAAAATGTCTGTAATTATAGACAGGATCTTGAATAACTTCACCAACCTGATACCTGATCAAGGGAGTGACGTCATCATTGCACACAATCCATATTGTATTGCAACCAGCATATGCGCACTCAAGTACTGAACGCTCAATTGCTAGGTAGTTTGGAGCGATAGGCATCAGGCTTTCATGCCATGGCATATTGAAGTCAGTCTTAACTCCCGATACTGGAATAATTCCTGCTAAGTGTTTCTTCATTTGTATACCGGAAAAACATCCCTCTTCCAAAGAGACACTCTAGGATTGTCGACACCGCGTTTCCTGAGCATATCTACAACTTTGAACCTTGCCATTGTATCACTAAAATCAAAGTTTTTTAACTGTCTATCGGTTAAAAATGACTCACATAGCAGATCTAAGTACTTCTGGTTACCATCGATGCGTAGAGACTTAAAAAGTTTGATCTTATTAACAAATTTGTCTTTTGTCTCTATCTCATCGAAATCTAAGTCATAAAGACCCCGGCAATCAAACCAGTCAATTACACGATATCCAACTAACTCGCGATCTAGTGAGAACCCCTCAATATTCTCATCGTCATACACATGTAGTTTATCATACTTTACTACAAAGACGTTACGATCTGTAAAAACCTTAAGAAAATTTTTTTCTGGAAATATCCTTAGGTTATTCGATTTATCCGTAAAGGGTACAAGGGTCATCTCATAAAGCTGGTAGATTTTCTCAGCCCATTCCTGCTCGATGTCTTCATAAGAATGATGATACGGTGAACGATTCTTAATTAAATGGTATTTGTTGTCGTAAGCGAATCTAACAGCATCCAGATCAGCGCCGATAACAACATCTCCCCAATCATAGTCAACAACCGCATCCATCTTGGCCTGCGCAATCTGCTGTAGCTTTTCTTTCTTTCTTGATATTTCTATGCCATCGATTAAGAATGTAAGTAAATTTAGGTCGCTCACCACAGCGGCCTTCTTTCTTGGGCGCTCTTATCGCCGTGGCCCATGCTGCTAACCAAGTTCTTTTTTTGTCTTTAATACGACACTTCTTTTTTACTTTGGGAAGCATTTTTTTAACATGCTTTAGATAAGCATCTGCAGCCTCTTCGACGCTTCTTCTATTAATGTTATAAGCTTTCTCCCACCATGGCCACATTTGAAATAATCCTTTTGCCATTGGTTTTTTTGTTTTTGAAAACTTATGATCACCGTCAGCTTGATTATTAAAGCCAGACTCATGGCATGCGGCGGCTAATAGCATACCTCTTAGTTCTAGAGGTAAATTATGCTTCTTTTCAACCTCGATTAGTTGCTCTATGATTTTTTGTTTTTCTGTAGAAGGTTTTGCAAATGGGCAGTTAAAAACCGCTTGATCATGGATCTCATCATAAGTAATTGTTTGCACAGTTATCTTTTTTATTGGGTTCACAAAATCATTTGCAATCATAGTGTCAACTGAATGGCTAGCTAATACCAAAAATAAGCCGGTTATGTAATTCATAATATCTAATTAATTTATTCATCTTCGTAGAAACCTACGACATAATTTTCTAATACTAAATAGTATGTTTTATCAAAAAAGCTAGTCTCTTCTATCATATGTGACGGAACAATAATTTTCATCCCAGGAAGAAGAAGTGAGTCTTTGTTTGGCTGTATGACTTTAGCCATTTTAAATTTTCTCTCATCAATTTTAAAATTGTCAGGCACCAAAACACCAGTCTCAGTCTTCTTCTCCTCTATGGGCTGCACCACCAAATATTTATTTAAGGGGTAAAGCATGCTAAGACACTCCTACCTTTTTTGTTAGCTGGTCAAAGAAATCTGTAAATTGGTTTAAGTCATCACCCTTCTTGAGCATTCGATATGCTCGTACCGCTTGACGCATCTCTTCTTTTGTAAGCCATCCATTTTGAGCATAGTTCTTACGTAAATCCCTCTTGTGCTCCTTGTAGGGCTCCATTTCATCCTCAACGGCCTTAAGCGCCTTAATATACTCAACAACATATTCTTTTGTAGTCAAATCACTCATCTCGTTTGCTCCTTTGTTTGCAAATATATTATAGTTACTTTTTGCAAGATGTTAAATTATTTCGCATGATCCACCTGAACAAGCCAACTCTCCAGACAAATTTGTTCCATCCTCAAGTTCAATAACTTTGCTAAGATCAACCTCCTGTAGCGACTCTAAGAGAACTTGGAATTTCTCGCGAGAACAATCTTCGAAAGGAGGTTGTTTGTAGGTGTGCTCAGAGAAGGGCAGGACTGATAAACCATTGTAAAAGTTTCTGTTTTCCCACATCCAATCTCCAACATCCGCCCATTCGGAATCCTTAATAGAGATAGTAGCTGACACATTGTGGCTGTTTTGACCCCTGCCATGGCCAGTGTTAACCCACTCGCTAGTAACAGTCTTAACTCTCCTAAGCAATTGTAAGGCGCTCTCTGATCTCGTTATAGCACCCTCTGGGGCTTTTTGTGGCACTGAAATAACTGCAGTGTCGTGCGGCCTAAAATACTCATCCTCTAAAAGCTCGGGGTGGTGGATGGCTAGATGAGTGTAAATAGACTCATTTTTGCCAACTCGCAGACGTCGTATATAGTGCTCATTATGCCACGCGTGAATACCACTGGAGGTACCAAGAGTTAAAGAAGTAGTGCCAGCCGGCTTTACACAAGTAGTTCTGGCTGCTGGCTTAATTCCTATCAGCGAGGCCACGCGCTTGTTTTCTTTGCGTACGATAGAAGCTGCAGACTTCATATCTAAGCTCAGCACACCACCGGAAGCAATTCCCGTCATAGAGACTCCTACCAAAGCATCCTTCTCTGTAGTGCGACGCCAAACATCTCTAAGATAGTGAAAATCTGTATAGCCAGCTTGCAGGGTTCCTATAAAAGCAGCTGCCTTTGCCCTTAGGTTGTACTCCTCTTGTGTGCTTAAATCAGAAACATTGATTTCAGTTAAATTACAAAACTGATACGGCCTTAGCGCGATCTCACAACAAGGATTTGTGCCCCAGTCCTTATCGTTGGAAAGATAAAAACCTGGCTCACCAGATCCTGACTCTTTAATTCGTTCCCATATCTCCATAAAGAAATCACGAGTCATCAAGTGCCTCATTAAGACGACTGAATTATTGGCTCTTCCTCGCTGTGGATTTGTCTCCCACCAGCTTCCTGTTTTTGCTGCGAGCATTTCTTCATCGTCCGCGGAAAAAAGTGAAATAAGAGCAGCCCTACGGATCCCCCCGGCAAGAACAGCATCAGCAATATGACAAATGATATCATGTACTTCGATAGGTTCAAGTTTATCTCCATTCTCTTTTTCGTCAAAAATGCCCTGTACTTTTAGCAAGCATTCTTTTAGCGGCTGAGGGCCGGGAGCTTTACCTCCACTTGTAACTAGTCTGCTGCCCTTCAGACGGATGTCAGAAAAATCAAATTTTATTTTTGAGCCACCTTTAAAGTAAGAATGAATTAAAACTTTTATTGAATCGGCCCATCCTTCGATCGAATCTCCGATAAGAAATCTGCGAGATCTTTTTGAATTTGGCTTCTGAATTTCTGGGAGCTTATCAACATGATGCCTTTGGACGCTGAATCCAACACCAGTGCCACCGAGAAGGAGAAACATGCACTCAGAAAAAGAAGCGACATTATCGATAGGCATATAAGCACAGTTGTATATCCTGTTAGGTGCCACTTCAATCGGCTTGCCGCCGAATTGCATGGATCGCATTGATGGTAAGACTTTTCTTTCATAGACATAATTATACGCTTCCTCGATTTCGTTCCTTAAATCGGGATATTTCTTAATATGCATATTTTTGTTTCTAGTGACTAGTTCATCCCAAGTTTCTCTCCTTTCTAGCTCTGGGATGTACCTAGAGTATTTCATGTGTACTGTAATATCTGATAAAATTTTATTCTGTAACTCCAATGCTTTTTCCTCCTGAATTTTTTTGATTTTTTGCAATTCTAAATTGTTTATACTTATCTCTAAGCGCAGTTGCTAACTCGTTGGGCGCCATGGCAGGAGAAACAACTGGTGTATCAACTTTTGCTAAAACTTTAATATTAACGTTGCTGGTGTCCATAAAGATAGGAAAAACAAGCCCATCGGGCCCATTTCTATTTTTTGCAATAAACATTCTACCTGTATTAGCATTCTTATCTTTAATGGTTCTAGAAATAGAACAAATAAAGTCAGATACAAAGCACTTGTTAAAAGCTTCTGAAATAGATTCCATAGTTACAACTTCTGCGTTCAATCCTGTTCTGTTCGTCTGTGATGCCGTCCATAATGGGCATTTGTATTCTTGAGCTATAGCTCTTAAGTTTTCATAAATAGACTCTAATTCATTACGTTTCTCTTTAAAATTACTGACCGGCCTAAGCAAATCAGCGTAATCTACTAAAATCATATCGATTTTATGATTTTTATTTTTTAATTTTTCTAAGTGCGACCTTAGCGTATTGGTAGAAGCTGTTTTAGTTGGGTATTCTTTAATCACCAAAGAGCCCTCAACCTCACTGATCAATTCTAGAACTTCATCTTTTTGATGAAAAAGTGTATTCAGTGGTACACCACTGATGCAGCTATCATATCTTTGGCCTGTTACAGCCTCTGAAAGCTCCAGTGTATAGTGCACTACGTTTTTTCCAGCCTTAACAGCTTGTGAGCCTAAATGAGCTAATACCATTGATTTTCCAGCTCCAGTCGGAGCAATTACAACGCCAAGCTCACCTGAGCCTAGACCTTTCTTCATTAAAGAATCTACCTTTTCCCAACCTGTTGAGACCGGGTTTCTAGCTTTAATTTCATAGCGCAATTCAAAATCCCTAATAAAATCGTGTCCAAAGTTATTATCATTTCCTAGATTTAAGGCAACGTCAATCACTTGTCGCACCTCATCGTATGAGGAATTTTGTATCAAATCAACAGAAGTCATAAGTGCTTCTTTAAGTTTTTGTTTCTTGCAAAAATCTAAACTAGTCTCTTTGATATATTGTCCATCTTGTACCGTCTTGACGCAAATTCTGGCAAAATAGTCTCTTACCTGTTTTTTTGCTGAATCATTTAAGTTTTCAAGTTCCGTCCTCAATATTGAGGCTAGAATCTTCTTTGTAGGATGCACACCATATTTTCTACGATAATCATATATTCTAGATACAAAAATGCGAAGATAGCTCAACTCGAAAAACTGAGTGTCTATTACCTCTTCAATCTGATCTGCGAAAGGACGATCTTCTAGAATCATCTGCGCCAAAGTCTCTTGAAACTGCTTTCCATACTTAGAAAAGCTTAGCTCTTTAGTCATATTCTCCTCCAATAAACATATTAGCTACATTCTAGCGATTGTCTATAGAAATTCTGTTTAAGTGCTGAAAAAGTTCAATGAAATTAATTTCTCCAAATCCATCTTTTAACATCATCTTAATTAACTCGGTCTTATTAAAGCTCAAGTCAGGGTTCTCAATTGTCTCACGAATTGTTTTCTTCATAGCGGGATCTAAAATTGGTGCATAAAGTTGCATCATCTTATAATTCCTTCTTAAAGTTTCTTCGTTCTCTAAAACTTTCTGATAAGCTTTCACACTTGATTGTTCTAAAGAATCTCTGCAGTGTCCTAAAAGCTCGTCAAAAGTAACTGATTTTTTTTGTTTTAGAAAGGGGAAGCGCTTAGCAATTGTCTTTAGGCCTAGGCCTTCAATCCCCTCAATGTTGTCTGATTTGTCACCCTCCATGGCTCTTGCCATGGCAAAATTTGCGGGATGGATATTAAACTTATTCAAAATTTTGTTTTCGTTTAAAACCTCTTTTTGAATTGGTCTATACTGTACGGTTTTAGTGCCTAAGAGCTGAAAGAAGTCTTTGTCACTTGACACAATTAGTTTTTCTGCATTTTCAAGTGATTTAAGCTGTGTAACATAAGCGATTATATCATCTGCTTCTGTGCTTTTAAACATCAATTGAATTATAGGGACTTGATTATAATATTCAATCAGACGTGATTGTTGCCAGATTTTGTTCTCAATCTCCTGGGATTCTGACATGTTTCTAATGCCTCGGTTTAATCGAATCGGCTTTCTGCCGTCTTTATAATCCTTTTTCATTAGCTTGCGCTTAGCAGAGCCACCCTCGCCGTCCCAGCAAACAATAATTAAATCTGGCTTTGACTCTCTGCATATTTTTTGAATGCTCTGAAAGCAACCCTTAAGGCCACCGATCGGTGCACCATTCGCTGACAAGCTAGGATTAACTATGTAATTACGAAAAAAAAGGTTCAATTGATCAATAATTAAAACTCTCTTACCATCATACATAAATACCTACCTTATTTAGTTTAAAATCTGATTCGTACATCATCTCTACTAAATCTAGAAACGATACCTTCGGAGTCCAGTTTAATTTATTTTTTGCTTTAGTAGGATCTCCCAGCAGCACTGGTACTTCATGAGGCCTAAAGAGCCTCTCGTCAATCTCGACGTGCTTATTGATAGATAATTTAGCAATTTCAAAAACCCTCTCTAAAAACTCTTTTACCGTGTGTGTCTCTCCAGTGGCTATCACATAATCATCCGGCTCGTCTTGTTGCAACATAAGCCACATAGCCTCAACATAATCTCCCGCAAATCCCCAATCTCTCTTTGCGTCTAGATTTCCTAAATATAATTTATCCTGCATGCCTAATTTAATTCTAGCTGCAGCTTTTGTTATCTTTCTGGTGACAAATGTTTCACCGCGTCTAGGCGACTCGTGATTAAACAAAATACCAGAAGAAGCATGCATGCCGTATCCAATCCTATAATTTCTCACTAAATTATGTCCAAATAATTTGGCGCATGCGTAGGGTGAGGCTGGGGTCATCCTAGTATTTTCATCCTGAGGCACTGAGGGATTATCACCAAACATTTCTGAAGAAGAAGCTTGATAAAATCTTGCATCAGGTGCTAGAAGACGACATGCTTCTAGAAATCTTAATGTGCCCATCGCAACAGAGTCTACCGTCTCCTCTGGCACCTCAAAAGAAACTCTAACATGCGATTGTGCTGCTAGATTATAAATTTCAGTCGGCTGTGCTTCATGAATAATTCTGTACAAAGAGGCAGAATCATGCATATTTCCGTAAACCATTTTAAAATTTGGGTTGTTGTATATATGATCAATTCTATCTGTAGCTATAAGGGAAGTTCTTCTTTTTATTCCAGTGACCTTATAGCCCTTACTTAAAAGTAGCTCTGCAAGATAAGAGCCGTCTTGGCCGGTTACACCACTAATTAAAGCACTTTTGCTGCCATACATTATTTTTCCTTTTTTGTTAGCGGTATATTCTACTAACTACCTTAGTCGCTCTTCTAGGTATGAAAGAATATATTCCATCGATTTTTATTGATTCATCAGCCATTTTTTTTAATTGCTGCGCAACAGTTGGCTCTTGTCTAAAAAATTTTACTTTAAGCTCTGTTCGCTCTACCGTTTCACTAATAGACCGTGCTGGCCCAGTAATTGTTACAACTGTTATACCACAAACTCCACGTAAATTATCGGTAATTATGGTAATGTTTTTACTTCGATCAGAGCGTAGCACACACTCTGCCTCCCAAAGAGTTTCGTTTAAATATTCTTTTACTACACTTTTCAATGATTCCATAGGACAACCTCCACAATCTAAGTAGTTTATAGTTTATACATTTCTATGCTGTTATCGTCAACAGTGTAGTAGACTCTCTTGACACCCACATGTTTAAGCGCTTCGTGGCACATAGAACAAGGCTTACTATTACGAAACTCTCCTTTTTTGTTAACGCGGCAAACATATACGTCCGCACCGGTCGTAACTGCTCTAGACAAGCCTAGTATGCAACCAAGCTCAGCATGTATTGTAGCATACCCCCTATCTGGATCTCTAAATCGCGTACCAAAAGAACAAAACTTATCCTTATTATAACAGGTATTAATAACAGACCCGCCCTTGACTAATATTGCACCATGTCTTATTTTGCCATACTGACTTCCAAAAGCCACATTCTTTGCGAGATTAAAATATCTTTCGATCTTTTTCGTAGGCTTTATGACTGTCCCAACGTAAGGAGTGTGGTTTTTAAATTTCGTACTCATGTAACAAAAAAACTATTCCTCTTGATCAATATCATAAAAATCTTCTGCCCGTCCTTGCTTGCTGTCAAAACGCATGATAATGTCTTCATCCATTACTTCAAGCACTCTATCCTTGAACTTATCGTCTTTTAATTTGTCTAGCCATTTGGCAGCTTGAAATTTTTCCTCTCTTCCGTCCTTGTATACAAGGCTGTACCAAGCGCCTGATTGTTTAAGGTTGTCAGAGCCCTTAATTGCCTCAAGCCAGCTTTCTTCGTCCTTAATACCGACATCACCACCCCAAAGAATCTTAAACGTACACTGTCGTCCTTCAGTGCCAAACCTGCTTTTCTTGAGAGTTACTTTAACTTCTGAGCCAACTCTAAAGCCGTTATCATCTACAATAAAGCTAGCCTTAGCCTTCCTCTTTGTAAGCCATATTCGCAGCGAATAAGCATAGTGCATTGCTTTGCCGCCCGGAGTTACGTAGGGAGTTGTCATAGCTTCTGCTACATTGCTAGTGATATTAGTTTTTAATTGATTGAGCACTAAAAATGTCGATTTCGAAGCAGCGATAGGCACTGTCAGTTTAGACATGCCTTTAGCTAAAATTCGCGGCTTGACAGCCATTGAAGATTGTGGGTTGAAATCTCCCTCTACATCACTGACTGAAGGTGTCAAGGCAAGAGAATCCCAGATAAATAACATCCTGTTGTCGTTAGATCCTAATAGCTCCTCAATGGTTTCCAACACATACTCAACACTAGTTGGCTGCAAATAAAGAATGTTGTCGACATCACAACCAGCACTAGCTAAAAAATCAGGATCGATAGCTGATTCTGCGTCAAAGTATACTACATCAATACCCATTTTTTGAGCGTTTGCAGCAATTTGCGCGGCCATAAAAGACTTTCCCGAACCCTCAAGGCCGGCAATTTCAACAACCTTGCCGACTGGTATTCCTGCTAGCTTTCCTCTACAAATAACACTGTCAAGCCACCTTGATCCAGTTGGAATCCAATCTTTTACCTGTGTCGGATTTTCTTTGGTCAGGTCAAAAGCTACTTCCATACCAGCTTTTTTATTGATGAGATTTCTCATCTCGCCAATGCTTAATCTTCCTAATTTTCTTGATTTTTTAGCCATGTTTCCTCTTGTACTTTTGGTAATTCTAAAGTTATATCTGGATCTTGTATCGAGTATATAACTGGTGTGTGATTAACATAATCACGCTTTATCTGATCAGCAAGTGAAATAAGCAGAGGTTCTATTTTTTTTACTTCCTCAACAACTTCCTCACTTTGGGTTTTAGCTTCTACTCGTATTTTAAGCATTCTATTTTCTAATATCGCGCCAGTAGCTAACCCTAGGCAGAATAAAGATATTCCAAAACCAGTGTACAATAAGGCTTCCATAGCTACTAATAACTAGTGATAAAACTAAAATTTGAGGCCTCTGTAAACCCAGGCCTCCCTGCGGTGGAGGAGCGTTAGCTAAGCAATTCAGCGAAAGCTTGGTCGACAGCACTACCATCAGTTGTACCATTATACTTGGATGATTCGTTTGACACGCTCTCGGCATCACTCTCCGAGAGCAGGAACTCATCAAGCATTGCTTGCACCTGCTCAGGCGTCTTGCGTTCAAAAACCTCATCAAAGTTAGGAATTTGGTCCAAGAAAGTAGCTACCTCGTCTTGACTCTTCATCATTGGAGATGGCTTACGACGCGGTGTGATAGTCGTCTGTGGAAACTGCGCTCCAGCTGGCTTACCATAATTAATTGTAAGATCTGTCCCTTCAGCAACATCGGTGATATCACCATACTCGGGATTTAGTACTAGATTCAATAGCTCCTTATAGGCAGTCTTTCCAAAGCCCCATAGACGTACGCCCTTCTCTTCTTCTCCACGAACAAGAACTGGAGCGAAGAAGCGTTGACGAGCGGAAAGATCCTTTGCCATCTTGATGGACTCATCTGTACCATCCTTATAAAGTTGACGGACAAAGTCGTTCAACGGATCATCTTCACCAAAATTTTTCTTTGGACTAAGAAAACCAGCGTTCTTGCCTAGGTTGTAATGAAACCAGTATTCCTTAAATGGATCACCGTCAGGAGTTGGTACGATACGAATCGTCTGCTCTCCGTCCTCAGGGCGCCAAAAAACACTCTGTCCATTCCCGCGATTTTCCAAGGCATCGCGCTTTGCCTTCATCTTTGCTAAATCAATACCCATTGTATTTTCTCCTTTTTGCTTTTAGCTATAGTACAGTCGGCCAATCTCCCGACCGTCTGTTAATAGAATAAAAACCGTCTTTAATAAGTAAAATAATTTATTCTACTTTTTGTTCTTGAATAAAAGACGCATGCTGCACGGTATATACGTAATCGTGCTCATAAGTTGTAGAATAAATGGCAAAGCCAGCGTCGTTCTTATCTGAAGAAGCTTCTTTTACAAAAGACCTTATCTTATGTAAGATATTCTTATCTTCTTCAAGTGTTTTTTCGTTTATACCATAAAAATAATTTTTTGTACGCGCAAATTTTAAATCATAAAAAAGCTTTTCACTGCCAGTTTCGTAGTTTACAACGCCAAAAGTTGAAATTCTAGCAGTTTCTGGCTCCTTAGAGACAGATGTCAATAGCGGCTCATTGTTTTCAAAAACATTGATCATATTATACGTGCTTGAAATAACATTGTTGATGTCTTTCCAGTAGTCTTTAATTGATATATTTTCCACTATTTCTTCTACTAAATTATTTGAAACCACATACATCTTCTTCAACAACGCAGATCTGGCGTAGTTTTGCAAAATATTAAATGTAACATTACATTTAAGCTTCTCTTCGTTAGACATTTGACTAATATCAGGCTTTATAAACAAAACGGTTGTAGGTTCGCTTTTAATTTGTTCAAGGAGACGCAGAGCGCACCCACTTATGTTTCCGCTACCACACATTATGAGAGTTGTGTCTCCCTTACATTTTGATAAACTTAACTTTTTATAGTTTTTTTCATAATCTTCATGAGAATTTTGATACTTAACCGGCAGAAATGTATCATACCCCTTGTTTTCTGTGTCAACACAAAAAACCTTATATTGTTCATAATTTTTAAAATTATTAGCTATTTGACAGCCAGCGTTTCCTAATCCTATAATATTCATTTAACTTCCCTCATAACACCAAAATTCTTTCCTATTCGTAAATTTGTTTTAATTTTGCCCAGCTTTGTATCTCCAAACTGCTGTAAGATCTCTTCAACTAGTGGTCGATCTTCCAGAGAATAATCAAGCACTAGGCTATCGTGCACACAAAAAGAAACAGTCGATTTTCTATCTGATAGAATTTTATTAATTTTCATTGCTGAGTGTAAAAACATATCGCTAGCAGTGCTTTGCACAAGGTAATTAACTGCCTTATCCCTACCAACATCAATATTGCGCCCAAAAGGCGTATGAACGGCGTTATTGAGATAGTATTTTTCATATAGGCGGTCGCGATCTAAAAATTGATTTAACTTTTTATTTTTAGCTTGGGGGTTATAAAGCCATGCAAATACTTTTTTCTTTGCTTGTTCGCGAGTATACTTCCCAGCAAAAATATTTTCAGAAATCCACTGATGAATATCTTCAGCGGGCTGGTCTTGTCCCAAAAGATAAAATAGAACTCTGATCTCTGCAGCATTGTAGTCCAACTCAATAAAACAGTCATTTGTAGGCTTAATTGCTCTTCTAAGGCTCTTGTTGAGAGTAAGAATAGGAAAACTATTTTTATTTGTAGTCAAACGACCTGTCACTGTACCAAAGGCGTTATAACTAATAAAAGGCGGTGAGCTTTTTATTTTTTGTACAACTTTCCTTACCGCACTTTCCGACATGTCTAGATTGTGTAAATCTATATTTAATTTTTGTTTCTCAAGGACCTTTAAGAAAATTATTAAATCATACAAAAAATCATGATTTTCAGGTTTTTTTTCCTCTTTAAATACATGTTCAGTAATCTGATTTTTTACTTCAAAAAACTCCAGTAAAAACCAATCAGGCATTAAATCATAAAAACATATATCTTGTAAATTAATTTTACTTTTTTGGAATGAATTTAGAAAAGCAGATGCCTTTTTGTTTAAGGCCAGCCAATATGGCTTCAAGTCCTCTGGGCAACAATCATCTAGTGTTTTGCCCATAGACCATATAATGCCACAATCGTAACGCTCATTGGCAAAATTAGATGCAGGAAACCAAGTTCGTGTTAAATTTAAATCCTCGCTAGCTTCTTTAATTTCACCGTCGACATACACACTGGTACATTGATTTTTATTATCAAGAACTTGAAAAAGCAATTTTTCCTCATTTTATGTTTTTTGTAGCAGTTACAGAGTGCTGTACTAGATTTGGCTCAGACGCCACGTCGAGTGCTTGTCGGCGAATTCGCTGATATTCACTTTCTTTAACACCATGCCAATATGATCCTTTCATGTTAAAGGTAGTTACGTTAAATCCTTTTGTCAAATTATTAATATATTCTAAAGCAGCTTCGGGGCCAAAAAGTCTTTTATTATCAAGCATTTCATTAACAAAAAAATTAAAATTTTGATTCGTATGAGGCCTTTCTGCTTCCATTAACCTTAGCTTAAGGACAATTTTCAACCAGTATTCATAATAGGCTTCTCCAGATAACTCTAGAGGTGGATTTCTAGGCTTTCTATCACTTATAACTCTTAAATCTCGTGTGTCTTCTCTCTTTACGCACTTAACATAATCCACTACTTCATAAGTGGCAAATTGTTTGTAAAAGCTATCATAAAGAGAGAAAAATAAATTTCTTAAATTTAACATCTCCTCTAAATGTGCCTTTCTGTAATAATATTTAAATACATTATCATAGCTAACCCCAAAGCGATCCATAAATCTTTGAGCGCCCGTTACGTTTGGGCGGTCTTTTTGCCCTGAGGCCAAATTAAAAACTAGTCGCCATGGCGCGTTTTTATCAATCATGAAACCAAACTTCTTAGCTTCGTTTGAGAAAAAAACGAAATTTGGGTCTTTTACATAACTTAAGATCCTAGCATTCGTTGGCAGCCCATGTCTTTCGCGTGCTATCTCTATCATCAAACCACTTATAAAAGGGCTGCAGTGATTTGATAAAATATATCCAGTTTTCGTTACAGGAAAGTATTTTGCATTTCTTATCGCATAGCGCATGAACTCTTTTATAAATGAAAATTGATCTGTTATAGTTGCATGCCTCCTATCAACCTGAAGATAGTTACTAACAAAATCTGTGTAAAGGTTATTAATATGTTGATTATAGTTGTATTCTAAATCGCCATGACCCCAAGCTTTCTCTACTTTTAAATTAGTTGGAAAAACACCATTGTTATCTAGCATGTTGCCATTTGCAGCCTTTCTCACATTTTTTCGAAAATCTTCAAAAGCTTCTGAAACAAAATCTGCAGCAAAATGTGTGCCACGTGCGCCACCATAAATTTGTTTTAAATTACCATCGTCTAAATAAACAGCGTCGCCATCATTGTCTATCCTACCATAAAATAAATGCTCACGCTCTAAATCAAAATTTACCACACCAGCAAGACGCGGATAAAAATCATTCAAATTATTTTTAGAATTAAAAATTGATTCTGTAATATTCTTTGACATTATCTAGGTTTCCCAGGTGTTTGCTGCCAGCCGGTAACTTTTGTTGTGTATGTCCCAGCGCTAAAAGTATTAGTAACAGTGCCAATCAAATGATAACCACCTAAATTCATTTGATACGCTAAAGAGGACGCGTCTTCAACACTACCTAAGCCAGCCATGCTTGGATTGACATAATAGAACATTCCAGGTGTAAATAAGCTATTACCCACCAAATCTAGGTTTGTGTGATAAGGAAACTTTAACTGTTCTAGATTGCTTCCGCCATTTTCTATGGCCTCTCTGTATCTTGCCTCTGCAAGCCCGGGCAAAGCGACTCTTTCAAAATTCATCTTTGTCAATAGGCCGCGGTCGGATCCAATGTTAAAATGGTATATACCATCCTTAAGGTCTTCATTTGGATTCCCTCTTCTGTCGCGAAGATTCTTAACTGTAGTAACATATATTAGCAAATAATCATACGAAGTTTTTATCATTGACTCGGAAGATTGTCCTTGGCCTAAAGCATTTAGATAAAGTTCTTTAAAAACAGGCCCGTCTACGTCAATAGTCCTGTGTAGTGGTAAAAGTTCTTTTGTTTTACCAACCATCCGACCACAAATATTTATTGGTGCTTCGTCGGTTTGCCTACCAGGTAGAGCCATGGCAACAATACTAGACATGCTTTTTGGTAGTCTAATGCTGCTAGGCATGCCAACACCCATAGCAGGAATAACTAAATCATTGATACACTGAGTTAAAAAGTCACCCAAGGGCATCGACGCTCTTTTTTTTCTAATAATTGTTTTTAAAAACCATGCTCTGAAATAATTAAAAGATATTGGAAACTGTGCCAAATTAATAGTTTTAATTTTTCCAGTCTTTTCGTCAAAATATTCTATGGGCCCTAATAGTATTCTCATGTTGTTCAGGCCATAATTCAACCCAGCATCCTTATTTAGCTCCCCCTTTTTTTTGTTATAGCCATAGTAAGAAGTCTCAGTAAATGGTGGGTAAGCGCGATCTGATGTTTGCTCTCCAGAATCATTAGTCTGCACAGAGCCATATTGAAAAAATTCGTCTCCCACAGCGTTAGCATCAATCAAATCAAGGGCTTTAAATCCGGCATTTTTACATGCTAATTCTATTATATCTCCCAGGTAAACAAAATAAAATTTATAATTTTCTCCATCAAAATTTAAAGTCGTTGTTCTGGAGGGGTCTTTTTTCCTATCGCCAGTATTTTTATCAGTTGAACCAGTTTGATTTTCAGATAGAGCGTTGATATCTTGTGCAACTTCACTCTTTAAATTGGCATCTGATGATATCAGCTGGTTACATCTACCAACTTTTATTTGTGGTTGCCCCTTGGGGATTGCAGTGGTGCCACCCTCTAGTATCTGCTGCATCGCTTCTTCGTAGCTAGCTCCTTGATTAGTCAACGACTCTACTGTTTGCTGTCGCTTAATCGGAGTTTCCTCTATCCCACCTAAATGTTTTATAACTTCATGCTTGGGTACGTTTATACAAAAAAGCCTAGTTTCTGGAGGTCCGTCGCCTCTCTGATCATTGCCAGTTATTAGTTGGTCAACAAAAGTTTTATATATGTCTTTCTTGAACATACCAACTCTTCTGCGCGTTATAGCTAGCATCTTATCTGCATTCGCTTTCTGCTTAAACCACAGATATATTTCTTCACCGTCTCCAATAATCTTGGTGACTCCCTTCCTTTTTGTTGTGGCTGGCCCACCTGCCTCTTCGAAGACAGAGGAGAACACTAAATCGCTTTCTAATACTTCTCTTAGCTTTTTTCTAGAAGTGCACTTATCATCTTTGCAGCCGGGCTCGTTTAGTTCCTTATAAAACGAGTGGATCATCGAAATTATTTTATAAATATGCGCAGGGTTGTTTTTTGGATCTGCTGTTTTGGATATCTGACCTTTCCCTGCCTTTCCCATTCTTCTAGTGTCTTGAAAAATATTAACTTGGTTTGTGCCCACCATGGTCTCTAAGTGGCCGCGGTAATTGGCAGTAAGTAAGACTTGACCATCTTCTTGTATATCAAGATTGTAATCAACAAGTGTTAACGAAACAATTGTGTTTAATTTTTCAATTTCATTAACCATTTTTACTTCTTCTGCAGATAAATTTAAGCTTTGTAGTGCCTGCTTCGATGGCGAGGTATACCCCATGAGCACTTTTATGATATAATGTTTGGGATTGTAAGTTTCAGCGTCCTTGACGTATCTTGAGGGTGGCCATAATATTAAATCAACATATCTTAAGCCTCCTTTTGTAAAATGAGGCTCACCTGGAGGCTGCGCATTAACGTCTTTCAGAGATTTAAAAATTATACTCATGGAGCACTCTATGTTATTTTCCAATACGCCTAGAGACTCACCGTCTTGTTTGATTGTAAAAGATTTTAATCCTACATTACGCCAGTTTGGCTTTGTGGTTTCGTGCTTTAGATATTCGCTGACACTTACAACACTACCTAGTCCAAAACTATCTGCAAATTTAAACTCTTTGTAGCATGGGGTAGGGAGTGGTTCTGTCTTTCCCTGATCTGGGGTACCGTCCTCTGCAAATACTGTTTCTTCGAAGTTCACCTTATAAATTCTAACTTTTGGCTGCATGAGGGATAAGACTGTATTCTTAATATTATAAAAAACACCTACATTATCAATGCCTCTTAATTTGTTCACAATTTGCGTACCATCTCCGTTAACTTGCCTGAAGGTCAAATAATTAAACAAGTCTTTTCTTGAGTTATAAAAATTATTAACTTTATCAATATTTTGACTCAATATGTATTGTTCAATGTTGCCGCGATCACGGTTATCATTTGTTAAATTCTTTTTTCTGCGGATCGTCTCCTCAACAGTCAAGCCTTCACCAGGCTTAGATATTGAGTCTAAATCGCCCGAACCACCGGGGCTTGTTATATCTTTAGAAGCCATCTTTAATATCCTATGCAGTATAAAATTGATTCTAGCGGAGTTGGAATGTAAATCACTTGCCCTATTTCAAGGTCAAACTCAGTGGGCTTTTGATTGTAGAAGGCAATAACCCACCACATTGTTGGATCTCCATAATATTCGTCTGCTAACTTAAAAAACCTATCGCCCGTGCTCCAAATATATTTAACAGTTGTAAAATCTTCTCGGGCTTGCAAATCTGTAGGGTAGAACATTTTTGGTGTATTATATTGACGTACACTCTCCAAGCCTCTTTTTTTTAAATAACTTTTGTATGTCTCAACGTCATTGATGAAAACTCTTTGATTTTTGTGCCTCATCTCAATCTCCTTTAAATATTAGACTGCTCTATTCCAACGTTAGCACTGGTATCATTTATAACTGTTGTCCCTGTTTGACTTTGTTGCGCCTCAGGACTACCAGGTAGCGCACTATTATCTGCAGTATTAACTGCTGCATCCTCTTGGACCCTGCCTGTTTCAGACGCGCTTTGATAGTCTTGTGTATCGCGCACCAATCCAAATTTGTATGGAAAACCTGGAGCACGATGGCCGCCGCGCCAATTACCAGTTTGATGATCCCACCCAGCTGAAAAATCGTTAATAATCTCCATGTTAACAGTTAGCTTAATCACTTTAGGAATTAAGATGCGCTCACCCTCTCGTACAATATTATCAAAACCAGCTGATTTAATTAAACTTCCAGCTGTGTTTCCTCCACCTGCGGCCATGCCTGCTGGCACTGCGCCTATAAAACCTTCGCGGTGGTCGTGTGCGACGCGTACGCTTCTTATGACACAAAGAGCGCCGACACCTCCGGCCGCTGTTGACATGATTAGATTTGCATATCTTACCCTAAAGAGTGGAGAAGCGGAAACTGATGTTGCAGACAAACTATCTTTATAGGATGGATATAGCGAAGCTAATAGCCAACTTAAGTTATTTAGGTTGTCCAGACCCTTAGAGATAGAACTAGAGGGTATTGTAAATCCTAAATTCATAGTTCTTGAGTTGCCTTGCCATACATGATATCTGTCGTTTCTACCGAATGGCTGCTCAGACTTATATTGCACGTTATAGCTATCGCCTAAAGTTGACACATAAGCCAAAAACTGTATTATAGGTGGATTTTTTATATGAACTGGTATTATCTCCAACACTGCGCCGCTTTGTGCAGCGCTGCTATTAATAAAGTCACGTTTTTTAAACTTAACATTCTGAAACTTATTTTTAGCGCCGTCGTATCCTGCTATTTCTGATTGAAAAAATTTAGGCATTATATTTTATTCCTTTTTTATTAATTGGCAAAATCTGTTTCCATACCAATGGTTGGCCGGCCCTCTGCGCGGGCCTTCATTATTGCTTTAGTTCGGTTAACTGCGTCGACGCTAGCGCTTTCTTTAATTGACTGTATTGTTTTTCCATCTAATATAATATTAGATGTTATATCAGCTTGCAGTAATGAACCATTTTCAAGCGCTTCCGCAATACGAACTAATTGGTCCCCGGCGGGACCGCCTGTAGCGCCACGCATTCTTTCAGCTGCTAGCTCCATTAATCCGGGTGTCTCAACAGTACCGGGTGCTCCCGCTGCAGGCTTAGGTATCGCCTCTAGGCCTACTGCCTGAGCTACTGTAGGTGCTACCTGGCCTGCTAAACCAACAGCTGTCAAGCCTAAAGCTTTACCAGCTGCTTCTGAAAAGTTGCCCTCTGCGAGTGCAGCTGCAGCATCCGTTGTTCCGCCAACCAATAATTCATAAGCTGCCACGGTGCTAATTGCAGAAGCTTCAGCGTCTTGTAACATTGTGTATATTTTATTGAAAGAGTTGCTCATAATATTTGAGCCCTCTACAGCCATCTTTCTAGTTCTGTTGACCCACTCAGAAAAACCTGCTTCAAGTTGTGAAAAGCTTCTAGTAGCTTGCTCAGTGGTAGTGAATGTGCCTTGAATCTGCTTTTGCATGTCTGCTGTTGATTTTGCAGTCGTATCAATATTTGCTGCTCTTACTTCATAATCGTCAGCGGCGCCTTCTCTCAACAAACGACCTGCCTCTTCGGCGTTGGTTAAACCAAGAGTGTTCATAATAGCCATTTTTTGATGCTTATTAGCTGTCTCAAAAGTAACGCCAGATCTTTCCATTGCATCTTGGATCATCAATATTTTCTCATCAGCGTCAGCCATGGCTAAATCAGTCATTGACAACAAGTTATCACCCATAACTGCATTAAACTTAGCAGCTGCTTCTGCGGCGCCCTTGAAAGTATCGAGGCCTGAGGCAATTGTACCGAGTCGCTCGACGCTGATACCCGTCGCTATAGACTGAGCCTCTAAGTTAGAAAACACGTTGATTGCTTCATCACCATACAAGCTCATTTGTGGAAACGTTGTGGAAAAATTATCAAATGCACGATTAGTAGAAATTTCCAAGCTGTCAGCAACTGAAACTAGCGATCTTGTTGACAAAACTGATGCTTCTGGTGTTAAGCCCAAGCCTTTATTAAACTTATCAATAATCCCGGTTGATGTATTGGCGCTGACATTAAGTTTTTCCAAACCAACGATGTTATTAGTTGTAAAAGCAGTTAAACCTTCGTTTGCGTCCATGAAAGATGGTCTAAATTCATTTACATTATTTAAAATTGCTGTTAAAACTGGACCTGTATCAGACGCGTTAGTGCCGATATCTTGCAAGCCGCCGCCTAAGTCTTGAAAAATCTTAACTTGCTCTGGATCTGCTATTCTAGAAAAATAGACTGGATCTGCAGCTGCTGACATTGTGGTGTTCCAATCGCCAATTAAGCCAGTTTGCTTAGCAATTGCTGCGCTTTGTTGGTCCATGGCAGGCAGGCCGGCTGCCATATCTTGTTGTAAACCTCTTACAAAATCTTCTCCAAAAGTGGCTGCGAGAAAAGCCATTTCAGCGTTTAACCCAGATATACCCTCTGAGAATCCAGTTGCTATGCCTGGTGCAACTTTAGCACCTAACTCAACTAGATTGTCCGTATCTTGTTCTTGCTGCTGCATCAACCTAAGACGATCTTCATTGACTTCGTTCATGCCTTGACGTTGTCTTCTGTAAAATTCTTCTGTTTTTTCTCTAGTGCCTTGAAGAGCAGCATCAATTTCAGCCTGATTGGCTGTATAGGCCTCTGCTTTAGCTTGGTTCTCAAGTACTTCGCGCTTGATAGACTGTATTTTTTGCTGATCTATCACGCCCTCTTGCTTCATCAGCTCTATTTTTCTCTGTTGAGAGGCTAAAAATTGTTGCTGTTGTTGGCTAGCAGCTTTAATTTGATTAAGTATAACAGCGTACTGAGCCAATTGTCTTTGTTGCTCAGGACCAAGCTCATCACCAAGAGCCTTAAGTTTCGTCAACTCAGCAGCAATTTGCTTTGCTATTTCAGCGACTTCTTCTGGTGTTCTCTGTGACATACAACAAAACCTCTCCTAGACTTAATAAATAGTCAACAAAAAGAAATTAAAAAGCACAACAAGCACTATAGCTTGCTATTATTGACAGCGTCAGCCTCTAGCTCAAATTGATGTTTTAATTTACCTATATACCATCTTCGAAGTCCAATAGGTAAGTTGTAAGCCTCTAAAAAACTAAAAATACCATGATATTGCAATATAAAAAATTCTTCATAGACAGTTTCCATGTACTGCTCATCTAGGCCAAAAAAATTCCGCAGAAAGCGGCACCTCCATTTCCTTTTGGTGAAAGCATCTTTTGCAGGTAAAATCCTCTTTAAGCTCCACCGATGGCACTAGTTTTGCATAAATATTACGCAAATATCTTGAATCTTTTGCTGGCATGTTGTCAATAAATTGTTCTACTTCTTTTCGGTCATAAGAGCCGTCGACAGACTCAATAAATGCAGAAAGAGCAGTAGTTATTCTTCTTTCATCGTTCTCAGAAGATAGTTTAGAAAATTCTCTTTCTGCGTGGCTATCTAATAATCTAAGACCAATCTTTAAATTTGTAACTGGAGGCCTAACTACTAGCAAGTTTGTAGAATAATCAATATTGACAGAATTTTCTTCCATAAAAGTTTCGTCAAAACAGTTTTGGTTTATAGTCGCCTTTTCTAGATCAAATAAAAGATCGTTTTTGGTGCCACAATTTGGACATGTAATTTTAGTTTCGTATATATTACCGTATCCTGAAATTCTAGCAGCCAACATGATAGCTGACCGGTCGCCAATAAATAAAGTAGAAGGATCTACCTCTGTAACCAGCAAACTTTCAAACAACCTGTCCAAAACTAATTTATTTTTAATTAAGGCCGTCGAAGCTAAAATATCTTCTTCTTTAGCCGTCATGTATCTTATTTCAACTGATGACTGACCATGTAAAGGGTGCCCCTCAGGGTAGAAGGCGCCTCTAGAAGGTAAATCAACAAATTCAGTTGGTACTTGATACGATAAGCTGGCACTACTTACGGGAGCTTTTGGAGTAGGAGTGGCATTTTGCCCGGGCCCGCTCAGGCGCCTTTGATTATTTCTCATTTAAGCCTCTTTTTTTAACCGTTGTAAACCAAACCGCCAGCAACAGACTGATAAGTAGCATAATCGTAGATGATTGTAGTGGAGATACTAACCAAATCTTCTGAGGCATACGTTAGTTTACCAAACATAACATTAGAAAGCCAAGCATTTTTTAAAGTCCACTCTTCAACAATTCTAGTATCGTCGACGGCGCCTTCCATGTCACCAGGATCAACGCCAACGGGCAATATAATCCCACCGCCGTCTAGTTGTTTAATTCTTACCTCGCCAAGCGCAGAGGTTGATTGAACTTTGGTAATACCGGTTAAAAGACTAAGATTAGACTCTGGGTTGACATATCCAGCGTTTAACAGCGCGTTGTAAAACTTTGAACCAACATTTGGATCGATAGCATCCACAAATTCCATTTTAGTTGGCTGCCACTTTACCTTGCCTGGAAATTTAAAATCATGATTTAAAACACTGTGAGTGGATTCTTTAATTTGATAGCTCGGCTTGTCGCATGTCTTAACCATAAAAGATAGATTAGACAGCTCTGTAAAAGTAACTATAAACCTAAATTGTCTCTTAGGTTGAAAACCTCCAGGTCCTGAATTTCCAAAAAATGCCATTTATTTAGTCTCCTAATTCTCTTATAAATAGTTCGTCTTAAAATTAATCGTCAAAAGAAGCCCCGCTTCTCGTGATAATAAAGTCAAGTGCAATAAACTCAATTGCTCTTGCAGGCTTGAGGAAGATCTTCGCATACATAATATTTCTATCCACCAAATCAGGGGTGGTTGTATCTTCATCTAGCACAACCTTAAAGTCTGTCAAACCTAAGCCAGCTTGCACGCCTTCCAGGAAAGGCACAACTTGTCCAGTAAATCTATCCCAAGTTTGCTGTACATTTTGATCAAAAAGAACTCTAGAAGCGATTCTTGAGATTTCTTTCTTTAAGAAGATTAGCAATCTTCGTACGTTAATTCGATCAAGCGCTGACTGAGTAACTTGTAGCGTCTTCTGGCCAAAAATAACGATTCCTTCAGCGGGGAAAGAGGCAATTGGGTTGATGTTAGCATCGTAGAGTGTATCTCTATCAGCTGAAGTTATCCTCTCTCTAACACCGATCACTGGAAGACCAGCTGAGCCCTCGCTAAGTCCGCCGCGTGTAAAGCCAGCTGGTGCAAACCAGACAGCCGATTTACGCTGTGAGCTTGAGAAAGTGCCTAGTGCAACAACAGAAGGCGGTACGTAAAGTACAGAATCATTAATGGTGTCTCTAATTCTAACAAACGGGTAGAAAGTACAGCCGTAGCTTGAATTAATATTTAAACCTTGTAGGTTTGTAACCACACTTGAAACTGAGCCAGCTTTTGCAGCATCAGTCGGTAGTAAAGCATGCTCATGAGGCGGCTCATAGTTGCCCTCTAGGTCAATAACTGCCATGGCATCGCCTCGTTCTTCACAATTCTCAACCATTGCAACGTTGAGTGTCGAGTTGGTAACACCAGGTATGGCTGAAACATCATATTCGATAAATTCCTTATCAGAAGCTATGTCTAAGGCCTTTTTAATACTGTAGAAAGCATAATTTGATTTTTCTGATCCACCACTCAAAACTCTGTTTGCTAGCGGATCTTGCTCAGTAATATCAAATCCATCGAATCCACCAAACATTGGAGATGTAAATTTGTTAAATCCTTTGTCTAAAATTCCGCTCACCGAACCAGACTTGGAAGTCCAAGACTGCTGATTAGCTCTAGAACCGGATATCCAAAGTGAGTGATCAGCATCAGATAAAGATTCAGAGACATCGTCTAAAGTAAATACCCAAGACCATTGGCTCTCCGCGGAAACAATTGCATGTGGATCATGGCCTGCAGGTGAAGACCTCAAAAGATCTAAATTCGTCTCATCAAAGCGCTTGGTATCTTTGATACTGGGCTGATAGCCAAAGTATGCTTTTGTTGGTAATACCAATGAACCCTCGGAAGAAGAAACTCGCAACCTAGCAGTTGGAAATTCAAAGCTAGCTGTGATATGGTCCTGTGTGTATACCATGGTGCCGGCTACCCAATCCTGTAAGCTTTGGCCACTTCCAGTCAGAAGCGCAGTTGGCAATGATCCGCTGCCTAATGCATAAGGTGAGTCAGTTTGAGACCCACTGGCTAGGCTCCATGTTTTTGGTACGGACGGGCCGTATACACCAAATGGATGAAGGCCTCTTGCTTCGCCTGAGTCAACAACAGGCGAAGTTTCAACTCTTATGTATTTTGATCTATTCTCATACTCGCCTAAATCAGTTATAGTTTTGTTCGTAGTGTTGTAGCCGTAATTTCGATCACCAATTAATCGTTTAATAAAGTTAGCAGATTTTGGATTTAAGTTAACATTTGAAAAACGCTCCAAAATCTCTGGACGGTTATCATTGTCAGAAGCCTTACGAACAACAATGCTAAAGTTACCATAATCATTAAAGTTATCAGTTGGTGCTTTAATAGCCTCAATGGAGACTTTCACGTCTCTGTTCGAAGATGCGCCGCAGCCAGGATCTTGAGTTGCCCCAGCCCCGCCCAAAGCATGAAGCTTGAACAATCTCTCAGTGTGCTGTGTTGGGTCGAAACCTGCGTAAGTGTCGCCTCGTGTGTCCTGTGATATAAACCAGCCAGTTGCCGCAGCCCGGGCATTCTGGCGCCGATCGTGCCAATTTAAATTAGAATCACTGTAGGTTCCAGCAGAAGGTGAATTTAACTGCAATATTACACCCAGCATATTTGTTTTTTGTGGTGACGATCCAGTAACTTTTAATTTGGGATTTTCTGAATCGAAAAGAGCAGATTCGTAGGTCTCGCCTAGCCAATATTTTTCTACAGTCGTCCCACCGCCAGTGTATACAACCTCACTATTAGTCTTTGTTGGATCAGTGTTAAAGACGCGTCTTGCAAAAAGCTTAGAGTCTCTGTTAAAATTAAAAGTAGTCGTTTTGAGTTCATTCTCGGTAGCACCTATAACTTTTGCCGTAAACTGCGGCCCAGACGTTGCTGTGCCAGAGCTTTTAATCAAAACACCTGCACCCTGTCGAGCAGCTCCGTCCCTAGCTGTACCGGTAAGCACTACGCCGCCATTTTGCACATACCAAACAGCAGCCAATGTACCTGTTACAGGATAATGTGCTCCGCCGTAAAGAACATTGCTAGCACCAGGAGCACCGGTGCCCATTGTAACTTGAATGTCATTTCCGACCGGGCCCGTAGTTGTTGCAGTTAGCTTAACTTGAGTGCTGCTAAGAAGTGATGCGGTGACACCGGCGATACCTGTATTGACTCCAGAGTTTGCTGCAGCAAAGTTGTGCTTGTATTGCCCGTTGCCCGTTCCAAAGTTACCGTTGATAGCGTCGACAACCGTTTCTGCAACGGTGCCAGCAGAGGGAGTAGAGCTTACTCCAACAGCTATAACTGTAGAAGTCGTCGATGAAGCGCCTGTCGCGTCCGCACCAGTTAACCTAACTGTCATTGCAGTTCCAGAGCCTCCAGCATTGCTAGGCACCAGCACCGTAAAATCGTCACTAGCGCCGTAGCCGGAAAATTGAATTGTGCCGGCTAATGTAGAGGCAGCGGTACTACCATAAGCGTCTGGATCAGGCATGACAAATAAGCCATATGCTCCGCCGGCTGACTTGAGCGCGGTATTTGGGGTGTTGTCTGTTATCCATCCAGCTAAACCAGGAGCAGTTGAGCTAGCATCAGAGGGATTTTGGCCCAATACGCGGTATACTGTACAAGGGGAGTTATTTCTCAACCAAGCTTGCACCGCATATGCTGCGTATGTAGGCGCTGTTAGAGCACCATGCCTCCATACTTCAGTCGCTGGGCTACCGTCTGATGGGTTTCCAAAGATTGAGACAAATTCACGAAAAGAATTGACCCGTACAGGCCTGTGGGCTGGTCCTTTTTCAAAGCGCCCAATCACTAAAGGCCCCATACGCTCTGGAAGTGCTGGAATGCCTGATTCATCTATCTCATCAATAAAAATACCGGGCGATACAAACTTAAATTTATCTACTGACATGTCATTGCTCCTCAATTAGACAGTTCTTAAAAATATACGAACTTTTTCTTTAATAAATAGTCACACCTAGCTACAAAACCCTTTAAAATCTAAATTCACCGTCCTCTCCGTCAACCAAAACTCTCTCGCGAGCAAATCTGATCTGCACAGGATTCTCTCGACGAACAACTCTGGGCTGTTTTTGGTTCTTGCCATCTCCAATTAAATAGCCGAAAACATTAATGGTAATCGCTGTTTCATACTTTCTTTCATTAACCTGATAGTTTGAAATATTATTAGAAGCCGCGTAATTTTCCTGTATAAACGCTTCGTATCTATTTAAATTGTGCTGTATCATAACTCTTTTGTGTCCATTAGAGACTCTTATGAAAGGTGTCATCAAATCATTCATCTGTTCTTGGTACTCTGTTCTAAGCGTTAATCCGTACTCAACATCAACATAAATTGGTATTGGAATCGTTATGGTCTCATAGACAATTTTTTCATTCTTCTTAAAACGATGTAAAGGAAAATTTAGCTGTTTTTTTCTACGTAAAGCGTCTGCATTAGCAAAGTTACTTGTTTTTTCTTGCTGTATTACTTTATTTATGGTTAAATAGCCGCCCTTGAGATCGCCAATTGGGTCAACAGTTGCGTATGGAATAGATCTGGACTTTTCACTTTTTTTAACTGCTTTTCGCTCGACAGATATTACAGGCAAAACAACCTGGCCCGTAGCGTCACGCTCGACGTTACTAGTTTTTATATTTTGTGAGCGCTCAGAGCCTGACCATATAACAGGAACTTTTCGAAAACCTTTGTTAGTTCGTGTTTGTATTGCCAAAGTATCATTTAAAAAATTATACAATGCAAAATCTATATCTTCTAATTCAGACTTATAAAACAATACATCGCGTGAAGTTTTCTCTTCATTTCTTGTTTTTTTAGGTGCCATCGAAATATCCCTCTCTTGTCTTAATACACTGTGCTGCAACTTCTATACGACGATCCGCTTGGCCAAATATTTCTTTGGGCTCTTTTAAGCTTACAATTTCATAAAAGTTTTTTCCATAAGCGACAAAATCGCCCTCACGCACAAACAAGTTTTGATCTTCTGTTAATCTTCTCTTGTGAAAATGCACCGTTAGCTTTATTGCTTTATCAACTCCAAATTTATCCGTTGCTGTCTCCTCACCATTAAATTCAACTAAAGCATGTACTCTCACAGGTGGAAGAAAGGTTTTTACAACTGCTTCATTATATAAATTATGATAATCTGTATGATCTAAGTCTATAGCATAATAAACAATTGTCTGGCCTACAACACGCTCTATTAATTCATCATTAACTTGTTTTACAAGATCTCGCTCTTTTTTACCAACAAAAAGAGGAGGTGGAGGCGATGAAGGTTGTGACCATTTGTTTTTTTCTTGTGCCATTTAATTTACCCTACATAAATGTACATGGGAATAGTTTTTCCCGTGTTCAGAGTGTTTTCTGTTATAGTTTTTTGTATCTCTGTCATTTTCTGATAAGTCAATTCGTCAAGCACTTTCTGCAGATCCTCTCTAAGCGCTTTTTGCTCATTTTGACCCTCGGTGACCAGCTCCTTACCGTTTAAATTAACATTATTACCTGGTATTGGAATTGTCCCAAACTTAGAGCGAATATGGCCAAGTGTCTCTTTAGACAAAGCCAGCGCAAACCTGCGGATCCACTGTTTGCCAATTGAGTTTATATTCTTATAAGGTATATTTGCTAATGGCAAAGTATTCATATTGTTAACGCCCCCCACACGATCTGATCTGTCCTCTTGATCATCCCAGGGCTCTGGATCAATTGAGAACTCAAACCATATTTTTGTAGGCCCAACTGAAGTTGGCAAGGGGTTAATTCTTAATTTATTATTTTTAATTTGATAGGAATAATGTGAATTTCTCGTATAGATAGCGTCCTCATATGCCATGGCTTGGGCTTTGTTTTGCCATGGAGGAATTATCTCAAATGATGAATCATCTGCGTACATTCCGTAGGTTGATAAGTTACCTACGGTGTTTAAACCACCATAATACCCATAAAATCTCCACATCGCATGAGGAGTCTTATAATAGACTCTTCTAATTATAATTCTTTTGTCGCCAACCTTATTGTAGTAAGGCATACTGCTATCACTAGTGGCAGAGCTAGAAATAATACTCTGCAAATCATAATCTTGTGTTTGTGTAACAGTGTCGACAGAACCAGAATATATTGGTACCGTGCCACCTAGACCCGTCTCACCAATACTTGAGTCCATTACTTTTTTAGCATAACCTAAAATATATTTTGGGTATTTCAGTTCTACGTTAGAATTACTCAAAGAATCAGTTCTCTGACCATCAGAATCAAAAGTTCCAGTAACAGCACCTAGAGAACTATGGAGTATATTTTTTGACTGATGTACATTAACAATGAAAGAATATTCTAAAGTTGCCTCTTCATAAGCAGCGTAGATGTTGCCAACTGTTAACTCAATGTCTAATACATCGCCGCCTAATTTTTTGTAAGTATATGCTACCTGATCAGCAGCGCCTGTCATAAAATTAGCGTCGGCTAAGTCACCGCCAGAAGCTACGTATATACCAAAAGGATAATGACTGGTGTTTTCAGATCCATCGGCTCCCGTGCCTAGCGTGCCTGTAACTGGCAATACAACAGCTGAAGTTTGTGCTCTGGGCGTTAAAGTGGGTGTTGCCATTCATCTGGTCTCCTATCAGTATAATTAGTTAGAAGAGAACGTTTTGTCCTGAAGACATTGGGGTATATAAAACAAAACCCCGCCATGATAACTCAGGACGGGGTTTTTTCTCACCAATTTTATTATTTTACTCTTCTTTCTTCTTTTTTGCAGGAGCTTTTTTAGGAGCAGCTTTTGCTTTTTTAGGAGCAGCCTTGGCAGCTACTGCTTTTTTTTCACGCTCAGCTTTTCTCTCCTCTATCTTTCTGATATCATTTATAATTCCCATGATAATCTCCTAGACTTCCCAAGCGACGCGAATGTAATTAACTTGAATATTGTTAGTCGCACCGGTTGTCTCTTGGAAAAGAATTGGCCTTAAGGAACTATCATCTGGAATATTTGAGCTGATAGTTTTAACTAAAGTCATATCTCCAGGTTCAGTACCAGATGCAGCCTGAGAATGATAAAGTTTAACTACCGAACCATCCCAGTGAAGAGCCATATTCAGGACATCATTATCAGCAGCATAAGTCAAGGCAGTCGGAAAAGCTGCAGCGATCGTCCCATCACCATTTTTGTTGTGTGCATACTGAATTGCATCAACGTTATGCGCAGGCTTGACAAATCCAATTCTGTCGGTGCCGCCGCCGGCAGCTTCAAGGTGAATCGAGTCGACGGTAATAGCATTCTCCGTAACACCGAAAAAGAATTCAGCGTCGTCATGATTTGCGACCTTAATAGAAGCTTCCATCCACCATCTTTTTGTGCTTGATGCGCAGCTAATCGGCGCAGCATCAAGGCCGATTGCTGTTTGATTTCCTGCAGAGTTGCCACCAGCTAGCTGAATAGAGCCATCTGTAAAATCACTATCACTATTAATAGCAGTGACCGCGCCAGAGTTGGCATCGTCAAAAAGCCAGATACCAGTTGTTGCGTTATCAGCAACCGGAAGCAAATCAACCACGCCGCCTGCGTGCATTTGTCCCATACATGCGACTTTTAAATTACGGCGCAAGCCAGGCACCATCGGAGGGCGGACATACCCCCACTCATCGTTTTTACTACGAGGTACTTCCATAAGGCTATCAAGCCTCCTACGTCCTAATCTTCGACTTCCCATTTTTTGTTTCTCCTTTTTTAAGTTATCGATAACTTGATTTTAATCACGAAACATAGCCAGCCACCTCGGCTATGAATCTTCAAGGGTCAGTGGCCCCGACCCGGGAGAATAATTTCAAGTTGTATTATAAATAGTTGATTTAAAAGTCAAAATCTCAAAAATTAGCAGCGATATTTTTTTGAGTATTCTGATTTTTTAAAGGTTAAAAGTTTTGTGACTTTTATTCAGACTCTTCCTCTTCAACTGTCTCCTCTGAATCTGATACTTCTTCAGATGATTCTGGGTTAAGGGCAGATAACAAGCCAATTGCTTCTGCTAATAAACCAGCTTCTTCAAGACTAAAAGCTCCTCTTTTCTGAGCTAGCTGCGCAGCTTGAACCAATAAATCGACAGCTTGTCCCGGTGTTTCAACTCTTTGTGACATTTTATTCTCCTTCTAATATGTCGGTGTCACCATTATATAGGCATAAGATATTAATGTTAAATTTTTTTTAAAAAAAACCCCGCCAAGGAAAACCCAAGGCGGGGCATAATTTAATCAACCTTTATTGGTGATTAGCTAGAGCCTTCCTCACCGAGGAGGCCGCGGACAACAACAAGACCATACATATCAGGTCGGACCATCTTCTTGGCGTATCGAGTCATGACTCCCTTACGGGGCACGAAATCCTCGGTACCGAAGATCGTCGGAGTGACCTGGAGAGGCACATATGGAGCGTAAACATAGCCACTTTCAAGGAAGCTTCCGCCGCGTCGTCCAACGAGAACGAGATTACGGGGGAAGTAGGGATCGACATATACGTCCCACTTCTTGGAAAGTGAACCAACGTTGACAGCGCCAACAGAGCCCTTGTCAGAATCATGAGTAATGCTCGCACGGAAACCAGCAGTAAACTCAAGGATATTAGCAACTTCAGGTGACGTCACCAAGAAGTTAGCTCCACCGCGAAGAGTTTTTCTGTGAATCTGAGCTGAAACATCATTAATGGTCTCAACAAGAGTCTCATACCACTCGCTAACCGTACCGGTGAAGTCCGGAGCAGCGGCAGCTGCACCAAGCTCGGAACCAGTGTTACGGCTAACAAACAAACCAGGCGAACGTGACCAGTAGAAAGTACTAGCAGTGGCGCCTTCGATGAGGTCCTTAACAATCTCACGATCGATCTCAAGAGCAATCTGCTCGGAGAGAATCTGAGTAAGCTCAACCTCGGCGTCGAGGTTGTGGTAAGCGTTGAGGTCCTGACCAAGTTCAGGGGTCCACTTAGCTTTGAGCTTCTTCGTCATCGCGGTAACAGCAATGCTGTCGACCTTGATGTCAATCTCAGGAATCTCATCTTTTGCAGCAGCTGAAGCGCGATTTGTATCCACTCCGGCAGTTGCACCAGCTTCTTCAAGGCCCCAGTTATCAGTTCCCTTAATCGCGCCGAGAGCATCAGCAGTCGTAAATGCGTCGATCATTGGGTAGGTCAAAAGTAGAGCTGCCGCGTCGATGTCGCCGGCAGTAAGAGCTGAACCCTGCACGTAGAAAGTAATACCGCAGTTGTTTTTACCATGGTAAAGATTCTCTAAAGTCACACCATTGGAGGCCTTTGTGCCCAGGTGGGTTAACCTACGAAGAATCTTTGCTCCGGTACCAGGAACAGGCGTACCATCAGCCTCAGTAAGATTGAAAGCACCCATGTTTCTGAAGTTCATTTTAGCAGCCTCAGCAGCAGTAACATGAACAACAACTTCACAAATTTCATCAGTAGCCGTGCCTCCTAGGACATCGGGGTCATGACGAATAGCGTTTTTCTGTGCCTCGGTCAAGTTCTGAACCTGAACCTCAGAGCCTGCAAACGCCGTAAAGCTAGTGTGCGTAGAGCTGAAAGCAGGCGCAGTAGCAATTGTCGCGAAGGTTGTACGAGCACTAGAATCAGCAGCAAGCGCAAGAGCACCAGTCACGTGTGAGTAAGCGTTGGAAAGGTCATAGAAACCGCCGCCTTCTTCAGTGATGTCGGAAACACCACCAGTCAGCTGGCTACCAACAACTCCGCCACCATATAGCGAGTCGCTCTGATCAATACCGAGACGAGCTGCGGTTTGGTCACTGTACTGGAAATCCAGGAAGAAAATGAGACCGGACGGCAAGCTCATTGGCTGAACCGACACGAGATCATTTGCAAGTAGTCCACCGAATACACGACGGACAATCGGGAACGCTACGGAAGCGAATCCCTCAACATCACCAGCTGCCATAGATGAAGCCTCTTTAAGAAGCTGAGCAGCCTGATTTTCTAATAGACGGGCCATGCCCTGTCTTGAGCTATCGTCTTCAAGACCCTCAAGAAGTCCGGTGCGTTCCCACTTCTCTAATAGAGCAGCACCTTCTCTCTGGAGGCTTCTTTGTGCGATGCCTTCAGTTAGCTTTTTTAATACAGACATTTTTTTAATCTCCTTTATAGTTTATAATCTGTTTAACCTTGCTAGGATTTTATTCCTGCAAGAGATTTCCAACGATCATACGTTGGACTACTTTCTTTTTGCCTGACAGGCTCTCTTCTCCTGTTAGACAAAATCATTGAAGAGGATTTTTCGACTGCTTCGCCTAGTGATTCCGGCCGCTTTTTACGAGAGGTGCTGCCCACTGTGCCTTCAAGGGTCTCAAATATTACTTTTGCTTCTTCAATTGTACTAGCACTAGACAGACTTTCGACAAGTTTTTTCTTTTGCCGCTCATTCATGGAGTTGCTGTTTAATACTTTGTTCTGATAAAGTAGTTTAGCATTTGCTAAATTAACCTCATCAAGTTTTTCTTTTAATTGTAGTACAGCTTGACTAAATCTAGCCGCTTGTTTATGCGACTCCTCAATAACTGTTCTAAATTGTGTGTTTTGTGTTGTTAAGTGCTCGTTAACACTTTGCAGCTTTTTCACTGCATTGTTAATCTCTGCTCTGTGCTCTCTTCTAACAGAATCTTGCTCTAGGGCTAATAATTCTTCTTCTGCCAGTCTGACGGTTGATTCTGGCAGGCCGGCCCAGCCTCCTTTACGAGTAGCCAGGGGATCAATATCAACTATTAATGCTTCTTGAATTGCTTCCTCCAGGGTTGCCTCAAAATCTGCCTCATCAAGAACAATTTCTTCATCCATCACATCACCCTCTTCCAAACTATACTCTTCCAAGCCATACCCTTCTGTGAAAGACGCTTCGGGAGCGCCTAAACCAGGTACATTGGGATCTTCCCCGACCATTTCCTCCAGATCAACTTTGTCCATCTCAAGAAGCACATTTTCTTGTATTTCTGGGTCGTCAATAAAGTCGCCGCCGAAGCGCATTGTTTCACTTAGTTTTGTGACCTCTTTCATTAATTGTTCCAAAGGAATCTCGACTTCTTCATCTAAATCTTCTGTGGTGACTGCAAGAGGAATATGCTCCATTACTTTTGGAGGCTCTCCAGTTTCGCCCTCTTCAGCAGGATTAGGCCCAGCGCCCATAGCAGCTGCTGGGTCTTCTTGCTCAAGCAAGGATGAAACAGCATTTTTAATTTGATTTGAATACTTTTCTAAAACTAAATTTTCAGCATTTCTAACTGCAGCCTCTTTTAAAGCAGCGGCATCAATTATCGCTTTTTCTAACATGTCAGACATTTAATCTCTCCTAGAAACAATAGGTCATAGTAAATAGTAGGTAGAAGCTTTAAATGACTGTTTTTTGAAAACGTAGCTTTGTCCACTCAACCACTCCTAAGATGTTATAGTGTAAGCAGGGCCATCGGGAACAATTTGTACCGCCTCGCTGCTGCTGGCGGCGTTTGTAACTCGAAACAAGAAATTACGTGCTTGGCCAGGTGTAAGTGTATAGGTGGTTGCCGCTTGTCCCTGAGGATCGGTGACACCAGTTCCAAGATCTAGAACAATATTATTAGCGCCGTCGCCTCCACCTGTGTCGAAATCAAAATTACAATATTTAAAAGTGAATATCTGGTTGTTAACACATCCTGGAATTGCAGCAACTATTTGAGCTGCAGTTGGTGTGATATCGGTACGCGTGCCTGATAGGGCACCGTTCGTACCCCGGGCGAGAGCTGCATAAATCAATTGTGCGACAGTTATGGTGTGATTACCATCGGTGTTGACTTGATTGAGAACTTGCGTTGTTATAATTGGGCCGTTCGCGCGTATGGCAAGAGCCGGCCAAGCTGAGTCTTGCTGAATGTCTAGAGGAACAGTCTTGGTAGCAGATCCATTGTCATTAACAATTTTAACTATTTGTTGAAGATTGGTTGATGTGCCGTCATATTCTGCATAAATCAAGTTACCGCCATTTAAACTATTATTCGTACATGTCAAGTTTATTACTTTACCACTCGTAAGAGCGTCGGCCGATACATCAATAGCGGTACCAGTTGTCAGTGCATCACCGTTAAGTTCTAAGATTATACCATCTGTTTGCTCAGAGTCAATTCTAAAGGCTCTTGCTGCGGTACCGTCTGTTCCATCAAAATCAATATCCAAGCCAACAATTGCGTTAGAATCAGATGCATTTGAAGCATCTTTAGTAATCTTAACGATTGTGTAATCATCTGTTGAAGTACCTGAGCCATTGATATCCAAAAGGACAGCGCCATTCAAGTTGTTGCTTGTGCTAGCTAGGGAGATACCCTTACCAGTAGTAAGGCCATCTGCTGAAATATTTATAACATTCGAACTAGTTAATGCGTCAGCTGTAATATCAACAACGTTTGCATCTTCATTCCCGGCGTCAATGTCAAGCGCAATTGCGTCTGGGTCGTCATTGTCAATTAACAAAGCCGGCGCGCCTGAGTCTGAATCGTTTTCAATCTCAACTCCGTCACCATCAAGTTTAATGGCGCCGTCAATAGTGAATGTAAGATCAGCCGCATGCCCGCCGTCATCAACAGTGGTGATAGTAGTGGCGCCAGCAGCACCGACTTGAATTTTGAATAAATCATCTGCGTCTGCGGAACTTTGTATTGTTAAATCATCGCCACCATCAGCGCACTTAAGCACAAGGCCAAGATTGTTGTCGCCGCCTGTTGCAGTAATCTCCATGCCAGTGGCGGTACCGGCACCATTCGTGCCAGCAGTTGCAGTAATAATAGCACCTGTAACAGCTGCAGTTCCTGCATCTGCATCATGTGTCAGGGTCGGGGTGATACTGGCACCAATCATTGTGTTAGTGCCGTTGGTCGCAGAAGTGTTGTCCATATCCAAAAACAAGCCATAAATTGTATTATTGGACGTTGTATTGCCTGTCTTGTCAAAGTTTATGTCCAAAGCTTTTATGGTTGCCGCGCTTGTATCAGTGTAAGTATGTGTAATTACAACACCATCTGCGTCGGCGGCGCCGGGATCAATAGTCGCTTTACCATCTAGATTAAAACCGCCAACACATTTGATGGCGTCGGTAGCATCACCAGTGACAATAAGTGAGTCAGCTGACATGTCCCAATGTATATGATTGCCTGCTGACTCTCCATAGAACTTAAAGTCAATACCATGATTATCTGCGCCACCGATAAGAATACCCTCAGTTTCACCATCGTGATCCCATGTAATTCCTACATGTGCCGCTGTAGCAGAATGCAATACAAGATCTGCGCCGTCGCCGCTGGTACCGACGTTAAGTGTGGATCCATCAAAAGTAAGTTGGGCTTCGCCGTTTAGAGCGTCCGAAGAGCTAAACGTTGCTATTCGATCATCTGAACCATTTGCGACAGCAGAAACTGCACCGCCGCCGCCACTGGCCCAAGAAGGTATACCGCTGGCTAACTTAAGGACTTGGCCATCCGATCCTTTTGCCAATCTTACATACTTAGTGCCATTATAATATAAAATGTCACCAGATGCATCTGAGCCGACAGCAAAGCCACCTGCAAAAGTAACCAACTGTGCTTCACTGATCGTAAGGGCTGTTTGGAGCCCAGAATCATTATTAGTTTTAAGAATCAGCTGGCCTTTTTCATCGTCGGATGAACCAACATGGCTAACTTCAATCTGACCTAATGCGTTATTACCATGATCCTCAAATATAATCTTGGTTTCACACCCTCCAGCAGAGTTCTCAGAAGTGCTGTTCTGCAAAGTTAGATAAGCATCGGCGCCTTTAAGCTGAAGTAGGGTGCCTGGAGCTGAATCGCCAATACCAACATTGCCATCAGTATGAATTCGCATGCGTTCTGCAGGGGTGGCAGCTGCTGTACCACTTGATCCTGCTACGGCAGTCTTGAATTGTATTGATGAAGTGCCAGTGCCTGTAGCTGCTCCAGATGATAATACTAGATCTCCGCCAGTCCTATTTGCTGTGCCGGAACCAGCTGTTACACCGCCTGAAGTAATTGTCAGACTCTTGCCTGCTGTTCCTGCAGCCGTAGCAGTAACGCCAAGTGTTGCGTTCTGGCCGTTTCCATAAGTGACGTCTCCGCCAGAGACAGTTAGGTCACCAGTTAATGTAACATCATTTGGTAGACCAATTGTGACAGTGGTGCCGGTGGCCGAGGTGTTAACCTCATTGCTTGTGCCGACTATTGATAAAGTCTCGCTGTTGAGATCAATATCAATCGTTCCTGAATCTGCAGTAACATCCAGATCTTCAGCTGTGATTAGAGCTTCAATCTTATCTTGAATAGCAGCAGATGTCATTAGGCTTGTGTTATTATCCGCAAAGGATTCTCCAGACGTTTGTATAGCTGTCACACCGACACTGTCAAAAGTTAAAGTACCGCCACTAATAGTGACGGCGCCGGCGAAGGTTGCTAGTTTATTGCTGTCTAGCCTTAATACTTCGGATTGTGAGGCGTCAGCATCGGTTGTGTACATAACCAAGGCTGCCCCATTTTCACTTGCGCTCCAGCCGGCATCACAGATTGCTTCAATTCTTGCACCAACGGTGATTGTACCTGATCCGTCTTCTGCGCCGGCAAACTCAATAACACCTAAGCGATCGTCATCGGCCATCGCGGCGGTGTCGTCGGAGGCTAGCCTTATAAAGCCACCTGATGAGCCTCCGCTGGCAGATCGATCAGTTATTGTAAGTTCCGGATCGGTGCCGGCAGACTCCATTTTGATATCCCCAGTAAAAGTAGCCAAGCCATCGTCGTCAATTGTAAGTCTTACGGTGGGCACATGGTTGTCAGCATCATGTGTCGTCGCAAAAACAATTTTCGATGGAACTGCACCTTCTCTGGCAACTGCATCGCCGGCAAACTGAATATAAGCAGCTAATTTTGCTTCGTCACTAGATCCATCACCGTCATTCGTGACTCCCCAAGCAGCGATCTCGCCAATAACCTCTCCTGCGGCTGTGTGACTGCCAGCCCCAAAAGTATTAATAGTGTCATTTGCTACTTTTTGAAATAATAGGCGGCCAGCTCCGCTGGCTCCATCGGTAGCATCTGACCAGCTGCTAATTTCAATTGTTGGACGAGATGCATCGCTGCTGGATTCTGTGTTAGAAACCTCCAACATATAGCTCGGGTAGGGGTTGCCAATACCAACGAGACCTGTGTCTAAAATTCGCATGCGCTCGGCAATAGTTTCCCCATTGGTTGTAGAAAAGCTTAAATATGCGTCATTTTCATTACCATCCCATGTTTGGGCTGCATGTGCTGAGATTCTTGCTCCTTCACTAATTGTGTTCGAGCTATCTTCAGAAGCACGGAAAGAAATGGCCCCTATATTATGAGTTGAAGTAATTGGAGCGTTGTCGTCTTGGACTAATATCAGGTAAGCGCCGTTGGCCGAGGAGGTGCCAGAGCCGCTGGTGTTTTTAACAGTCAAATCTCCAGCACTATATGTTAATGTAGACTCCGAAGTAACCGTACCATCGCCATCGTCTGTAAGAAGTTGATTTGCTGCCCCGTCGACGCCAACGGGATGCAAATCAGAAACAGAAAGTACGCCGCTGCTGGCGCTAAGACCAGTCGCAGAGGCAGTGCCGGCGATTGCAGTAACCAAATCAGAGACTGATTCAGCTTTTGGTACGCCCGTGGCGCTGCCATCCAAGATTACTAAATGATCATCAGCTACAGCAACAGCTGCAGCTGCAAGGTTAAGTTTGGTCACCTGGCCAGAGCTATTTACTACTATTGCTGTGTTTGTTCCATGGGCAGAGCCATGGCCAATTTCGAGCGTATTGTCTCCGTCATCAAGTCCGATTCGATAGTCTTGTTCGTTTCCGTCGAACACCAGCATTGTATCTTCTGCGCCAGCGTCACCGATGGTAAGCTTAGGGCTTGCTCCAGCTAATATAACTTCTCCGTCACCAGATGTTATAGTTAAGCCACCGTCTGAAGCAACTGCCAAAGTAGAAGCGTTACTTCCGTCATATGAAAGCTTAAGTTGCGTGCTAGCGCCATATACTTCAAGTAAAGAATCCGGGTCGGAGACACCAATACCAACGTAGCCATCTTCGTCAATAACCATTTTTGTAGTTGCTGCCTCGCTCTTCCCAGTTTGGAAGACCAAAGCAGTTGAATTGACAGTATCTGAAAACGTGGCTTGTGCTATTGCTGCAATGGACGCCCCAATTTCATCTGAATCCGTACCAGTATCAAGAGGCGCGTAGAAATTAATACGTCCTAAGACATCATTTGCTACGACCGTAGGCTCTTTTGTTGCAAGCGTCAATACCGCGCCTGTTGTAGTAAGCCCACTCCTTATTTCAAGATCTGATATGGGGTCGACTGTTCCGATACCAATTTTGCCGGTAGAGCGTACAGTTAAATGTGTATCTGTAGCAGTAGAACTACCGTGAAGATTAAAAACACCACCTTGTGTATTCATCCCTCCAACGATGGAACCGTCTCTTCTAACTGATACGTGGCCGTGGCTATTGGCTGATGTTCCTCCAACAATATTTCCAACAACATCTAACTTGTATGCTGGAGTTGCGGATCCGATGCCGACTCTATCATTTGTGTAGTTGTATACAAAATTGCTTGATCCGCTATGAACATTGTTTTTAGCAAAAATTACATGCTTATCATTTTCATAGCCCATATGAAAAGAAGAGGAACTTAAGCTACCAAGTACTATAGAACCGATAGTATCTTCAAAAGATAATTTCACCCAAGTGCCAGCGGCTCCCGCTGAACCAGAATAAATAACCCAATCATTATAATTCCAACTAGTGTAGCCCTCGACGTTGTGTGTGCCAGAGCTAGTAACTTGCCAATAATCACCGGCGGCTGCGGTTAACGGATATGTTACATCTGCAGAATAACCGCTAGCTCTGGTGCTACTACCTGTCTGAAAAAGACCTGCCAAAGGACCACCGTATTCACCATCGACGCCGGATCCGGTGCCAAAGTTTTTAGTAGCATCCCAATAGCCTCTAAACCTAGCGGCGCCTAAAAAGGCAATACTTCCTGTTGCTATGGCATCATATTGTGTTGGCATTCACTAGTTCTCCCCTTAGGTCTCAGCCATGCCAGAAACGAAGTACTTCGTTATTGAATCAGTTGCTAGCACGCAAATAACATCAACAAAATCCCCAGCAATAGCTTTATTATCAACAAAAGTAACCACATTACTACCAACAGTAATACCCTGAGCCGCATTAGCGTCTCCTGTACAGGACGCTATTCTTCCTATTATTAAATCATTAGAAGTATCGCCACGAACTATAGTTATATTATTACTTCCAGTGCCTGCGTTGTTAATAGCAAATCGACAGTGCCAACCAATGAGCTGCGCAGCTTCGGCAGCATTGGTGGCAGTAGGCAAGGTGACAGCGAAATTACCTTGATTTAAAGTTACAATGCCCCCACTGTAAATTACCGCGTTGTTTACATTAGATAGATCTAAAGCGCTATCTCTGCCTATGACAGCATATTTAAAGTGAGCAAAGCCTCCAGAACCGCCTCCGTCTAGAGAAAAAGCGTTGGCGACGCCATCATATTGTTTAAAACACAATAAAGCAGCGTTATCATTTACATTGTGTGTGAATACAGCCTGCGTGGCAACGGTATCTGTGTCCAATGTCACTATAGTATCAAGTTTTTCTCCCGGTTTAAAACCCATTGCGTCTCCTCCTACTCAGTTATACCTGAGCCAGTCATAGCATACATCGAACCAGTTGGAATATTGGTTAACGAGGCATAAATTTGAAATCCTGCTGCGCCACCCGGTGCAGAAAGATAAAGTTCCTTGCACTTAACATCAAAATCCATAGAGTCCTCATGGCTATCTAAGCGAATGTAATGACCACGGTCTACGATTGACTCTGGACCACCGGCTGAGCTAGTAGAGACAAAATGAATCCTAAGACCTGATGACGCAGCTGCCATCGAGCCTGAAAGTATAACTGTTACTTTTTTTGTCACGTAAGGAAACTGAACTCTCATCTCATTGTCTGCCGGTATGACAGAAGCAGTAACATAAGGGTGACCAGAAACCTGATATGATCCTACATTTCTTAAGCCAACACGCGTGGAACCCTGAAATATACGTGAATTTGAATCTGTTGGGTTTGCCATTTTTCTCTCCTACTTTATATTTAGTTTTTGATTTCTTTCTCGCTCTGCTTTTCTAGCATTGCGCTTTTTTTTAAGTTTTTCTCTTCTCTTTTTCGCAGAAGGCTTTTCAAAAAATCTTCTATCTAAATAGTCTTCTATTATTCTTTCTTTTTTAACCTTTTTCATGAATTTTTTTATAAGACGGTAACCATCGCCTTTTGTTTCTCTTAGAGAAACCTCAACGTTAACTGCTCTTTTCATTTTTGCCCCATTAAAGTTTTCCACTTACCACTCGAAAGTTTCTCTATAGCACTAATATCTACGCCAGTGTCTCCGGGAGAAACTCCTGACATAGGGCCACGCGAGTCATCAGGAATTTGTCTTGTTCCTGAAAATACATCACCAAATTTATTGGATTCGTTTAATCTTTTTATCTTTTCCTGTCTTTTTCTCTCTGCGCGTTCTTCCCTCAGAGCCATTTCTTGCTGAGTGATAGAAGAAGTATTTTTTTGTTCGACAATAGTATTATTGTTTAATCCACGTGCGACTTCTGCGACAACACTAGACAGCACGCCTTCTTGCAGCAACACTTCTTTAACTGTCTGCACTATTAATGGTTTTAAAATTTTTTTAAATTCTGATACTTTCATTTCAATCTCTCAATATTGAGTCTATTAGCTGATCTATTTTTTTATCTTTTGATTCATTTAAATAAGCACCAATACCTGGATCCATATTGATCTTGGTGGTGACGTTCATAGAGGGTGAGAGATATGCGTTAGGAGTGGAAGGCTCAGACACCATATCAAAACAAATTAATTGAAAATCGTCTTGCACTTCTGTAATGCCATTCTTCTCATCAGTTGAGCCTAATCCTCTAGAAGATATTCCCAGCTTGCATCCAGCTTTTACTAATTCTTTTAATATCTTGCCTGAAGGAGTTTCTAAAACCTCAATCTTTCCCATTACATTGTCACCTTCCCACCACATTTTAGTGACAAGATGAGAGGCATTCTTTAAATTAATTACTGAATCATCGGGATGGTCTAATTCTCCTAGAGACCTCCTCTCTCTAATTGCTTTTTGGTAGTTTTCTACCTCTCTTTTCAAGGTTTCTCTACGATACACTCGTCCATTGCCGTTTTTTGTACCAGCTTTTTGACATATGCCCACAAGGTAGACTGCCCCCTCCATAACGTTTTTCTTCTCAGATTCAGATAAAACGTGCAGAGGACATCTACCTTCAGGACATAATTCGAAGTATTCCTGTAGAAGCTCCTTGGACATTATTTTACTCGCTTCCGTTGCTGTTTGATTTCATACCTTTCTGACCCCAGTTTTTAGGGTATTTATTGGCACACTTGCCAGCGTTTCTAACACCCCAAGTCGTGCTTCCTGGGCCGTGGCCTTTAGGCGCGCTTGAATTTTCTTTTACAACTTTCTTCTTGTCAGACATTTTATATACTCCTTTTAAAATGTTTAATAAAATGCGAGGCTCACCCTCGCGTGTTATGACTACCATTACAGCAGCGTCTTACTTGTGGTCTATTTTGCCGTTTCATTAGTTATCACCTCCTTTTGTATTTCTAAATTTTAAGCCGAAATCATTCAATATCATGCTCAAGAAATAACTTGTCCCGGCAGCAAGCCATCCTAAAAGTAATCCGTTAATTAAATTGTAGTCGTAAGTAAATAGTTCTGTGTAACAATTGATGCTCCACAAAAACACTCCTGACCAAAAACCTAAACAAAGAGGGCAGTGAAACAATTCACCTAGCTTTCCTTTAGAAGGTCTAACAGAATTAAAAATAGATCCGTATACTAAAATATACGTTAATCCATAAGAACATAATACAAAATACAATAATTCCACATATCACCTATAATCTATATATTGAATTAATACCATAACTTATCATATTGGGTGGTAGCGAGCCTTTGTTTTGCTGATGTCTACTAGGATCAAATTCTGTAAACTCATCCGGCTCAGGCTGCAAGAATTGTTCTTCGCTTTCCTTCTCAAATTCTTCTTTATCTTTGTAGAAAGGAAGTTCTTTGTCAATAAATTTAGACAAAGAGTATAAAACATATTCTATTTTATCACCCTCGCCTGCAGCTTCTGGTATTTTTGCTTCCATAGACATAAAAATATTTCCAGCCTGTATACTATCATAAACTATGACACCTTGTGAAGCAAGATGTTTAAAAAGTCTTTTTTGGCTAGTGTGTAACTCATCGTCTAAGTCATCTTTTGGGATGGAAACAATCTTACTAAGCTTACTCATAATAAATATATCCATTTCTGGATGGTCTGAAATTATTATATTGCCATCAATTGTTGCGCGAGCTTTAAGAAATACTTTCTCTACTTCTTTATCTTGAATTTTTATTTTCAAAACTAAAGCTTTTTTAGGCTCTTGATCTGCAGGCCCGTCGAGTACTTTTATCTTAATTGCCATTATTGTTTAACTCGCTAACTAGAGACTGAATTTTTAAAAACTCAGTCAGAAGGCTTTTATCAATTGCCCTACTATCGTAATTATCTACTCTTTCTATAATTTTCTTTAATTTTTCAGATGTGTTGCTGTCAGTCTCGTTCAACTTTTCTTGTAGAGATTCTTTAACTGCTTCAATTTGCTCATAAAGAGCTAATTTAAAATCCAGGCCACCGTCTTGATATGAGGTTATGTATTTGCCCAAAAGCTTCTTTTGGCCCTCGTTTAATTTTTCTGTATACTGGTCATTAAATTTTTCTATAAATTTTTTGACTGTTAAGTTATCAATATTTTTAATTGTTTCTGCGCCATCAGATAAATTAGAATTAGAAGTCAGCCTTTTAACTATTTTCTCTTCCAACAAGACTTGATCTCGCGGCCCTAGTTTTTGTTGCAAAATTTGATTTAAAGTTGCTAAATCTTTAAAATTAGAAACAAAAATATTCCATGAATCCTTGCCATATTTTTTATTTATTTCATTTATTAACCTAGATTGCTCAGAAAAAATCTTTCTTTTATCTAAAGATGCATATTGTTTTTTTGCTTCAGCTAAAATCTTAATAACCGTCTGGGTATCTGTGTTTTCTAAATCTTGAAAAGAATTATATATAGCCAACTCTTTACCTAGCGTTCTGTCCTTAGAGAAAAATTCTTTAATAACATTTATAGTGTTATTTTTTCTAGTAAAATTTTCATTTATTGCAGAAACAGTCAATTCTTTTATAAGCACTTCATATAAAAAAGCAGTGTTTCTTTTCTTATTATGATTCAGTCTCATTTTTATTATTCTCCAAAGATTCAATCAAATTTTTAATTTCAATATTATTTTTTAGTATTTCTCTTTCTTGATCGTCGTAGTAATTAGGTTCTAATCCTTCAGAAAAACTGTAATTAAGCAAACCACCATCTTTTAAGAAAGATCTTTTGCTCTTTCCAGTGTTCTGCATGCCAGCCATGGCTTTCTGCGATTGTGTCAGGCCTCTTCTTTTGTCCAGGCCAGGCTTGTTGGGCTTGTACCACTTACCCTTTGATTTTTTTGTGCTTGTTTCAATTCTACCATATTCATCTTTCTTCGCTACTAACGAGTTGTCGTCACGCTTTCCTAACGGAGGTTCGTCTCCGCCACCAGGGGTGGCTAAAAGAGCACCTTCTTCTTCAGCGGGTGGTGTATCTTCTGCCGCAGGAGCCTCGCCGCCCATGTCAGCGCCCATATCAGCGCCCATATCAGCACCCATATCAGCACCCATATCAGCACCCATATCAGCACCCATGTCAGCGCCGCCGCCGGCTGCAGCTTGTTGGGCTGCCATAGCCTCACCTACCTGCTCCAGACTAAAGTCGTGCTTTCTATCGTAGAACATCTCAGCTTGCATCCTTTCAAATTCTTCCTCATTAATATTAAGAATATTATTCGCAACCCACCTTCTACTGAAATAACCCTCTGTAGCTGTAGCTGCTGCTTCAAATCTAGACTTCCAGTGTTCTAATTCTTGTAATTCTGCTAATTTTGAAGGATTATTTAGTGATAGTTTAAAGGATAGAAGATCACTACCACGATAACCTAAAGTAAATAAATGTATTGTAACAATCTTTTCTAATTCTGAAATTATAGATCTTTGGAGACGCTGAATAGTCCTTGCAAATCTAATATCTTTTTGGGCCAAAGCCGCCTTATCATCGACCGCGCCCTCTGGTTGAGTTAGATAAGCCTGTGGTACTTTTAGCGCACTAAAAAGCTTATCTCGTAAATATTTTACATCATCAATATCGCCAGTATACTTACCACCACCAACAGACTCAATTTTTGTGCCAGAGGTACCACCGCGAACAGGGATATAATAATCCTCCTCAATACTCAGTGGATTGTAACGCAAGTCGACTCTGCCAGTATTGACATCAACAATTTGATTTCTCTTCATTTGTGTCATTACATTTTGCATGTACTGCTCAACATCTTGTGGAGGAATATTTCCAACATCAATGTAAAAAGCCCTGCGTTCTGGAGATCTAACGATACGATACGCCATCACTGCATCCTCTAAGAGAGTAAGCTGACGCCAAATTCTTCTAGCCGGCTCCAAAACAGAAGTGCCATACGGTGCAAATTTATCATTACCTAATATTCTAAAATGTGCAACCTGCCAATTCTCCAAAGTTAATCCAGCAGTATTCCACTGATATTGGATGTAGTTAGGGTTGTTTTTATCTTCTCCCTCCAAACGCTCGACCTCATGAGAAGGCAAGCCGATTACATTTTTAACACCATCATCCTCTTCAATGTCTAAATAAAGAAAATAATCTCCGTATTTACACATTGACCGGCACCATCCATAGAGATTATATTCAATATTCATCACATTGTATAGTAATGTCTCAACTACAGATTTAATCTCCTCGTTAGTGCAAGTTATGTTCAACATGGGCCTGTATACAGAATAGGTGGTCATCTCATCCGCGTATATATCCAGAGCAGATGCAATTTCAGGAGTATATTCCATTTGATCAAAATCTACGTATCTATCCAACCTGTTTTGATTAGAATAGTAATCGTGGTTTAGGGCATTATAAACTTCGCTATACACAGAAGTTTTAAATTCCTGACCACTGGCAGATCTAAAGCGCGAACGATATTTGTCTAACTTTCTTCTTCTTAATCTTCTTGTATCTTGCCTTCGGTAATTAACAATCGGACCAGATAGCAATTTAGTTAATTGCTTAAAAAGAGGATTTGTAGGATTATTAGGGTTTCTTTTGTTTATTGGTCGCGCCATTTTTTATTTATCCTTTTAAAAGCCATAAGTGCTCTTGAAATTTGTCTTTTTTCTTTTGCAGTGCATCCGACGACTTTTTATAGCCGTTCATGCCTGGTATTGCCGTATTCATCTTTCTGTCAGTTGAAGCCATCGAGGTCAAAAAGACTTTGTTATACTCAATCGCCCTATGGTTTGAAGCTAAAGCTGTATCTTTCACCCAGCAACCTATTGCACAAGCCATTATAAGATCATCATTGTGTTTTTTCATAGCTTGTGGTTTTCCATTGTGCCAAACAAAAGTCTTCATCTCATTATAAAGTCTTTTTGACTTAATTTTAAGTAGTTTATTTCTAACAAACTCTTCTAACTTCGAAACAACTAAAGGTCGGGTCTTTGAAGTTGTGGAAAACCCTGGTGTAACACCCATAGAATCAGATAAGTGCGGCTCAACGTGTTCATGAGTTGATTTTCTAGAGTAGTATATATTAGGATATCCCAAATCTTCAAGCTTTGTCAGAGTCGCCCAGCCCACGGAGTTGTTCTCTACAACAACCATACAATCCCCAAACTCTCTACCTGTTTGGTTGACAAGGTCGGCAAAAATATCAGGTGTGGCCTTGCCTTTATACTCGGCAACTATAGTGTTGGTGTCTAAATTGAATATATGAAAACTAGAATAATCTTGTCCGTCGCCTCTAGCTACATCTGCAGATAGCATATAAGAGTTTTCAGGAGAATATTCCTCCCATATCCATAAATTTCTATCAAATCCAGTCTTATGCTTGGGGTCTTCTAATTCAAAACTTATCCTCTCCATATCTTCTGGGTGAAAAACAGTCTCACCAGACATGTTAAAGTTGCATTGTAGCTCCTGAGCAATTTGACGACGAGACATGTTTTTTGTCTCTTTCTCAAACCAGCCTTGATCACGGTCGGGATGCACATCCCAAGGCAATGTCACTAAGTGAAAATCGTTTTTTTCTATTTCTGCGTCGACGCAAGTCTGGTGAAACCAATTGCCAACACCATTTGGTGTTGACAGGGCAATGCAACGACCACCAGTTGATAGTGTGGGATATAAGCCAGTCCACAATTCATCCAAGCCTTCAACGTGTGCAGCCTCGTCAATAACCAAAAGTGACAAAGCTTCAGAACGACCTGCATCTGAACTAGTAGAAGATGCTTTAATTTGAGATCCATTAGAAAGTTCAAAAGAAGTTCTGTTATCAATAGAAATTTCTGATATTCTCATCCAGCTTGGAAGATGCTTGTGAATAGCTTTCACTTTTTTAACAAGATTCGCCGCTGTGCCAAACTTAGTTGCAATTACTAGCACATTTTTGTCTCTATGAAAAAGCATCATCCAAGCCACATAAGCGGCAGTAATTGTTGATATTCCAAGCTGACGTGCTTTCAATATCACAGTAAACCTGTGATCGTTATAGCTGCTAACTAGATCTGTTTGAAAATCATAAGTCTTAAACGGTATCAACCCTTTCATTGGGTGTGATATCTTTGCATAATTGTTAATGAAGTATATTGGATCCTTGCCAGATCTAAGAATCTCTTTCACTATATCTTCTTTCGAAAGAGTAAAAGCCATCTTTTAAAGCTTGTGCTTGTTCCCGCCTTGGCTTAAAAACTTTTTGAATTCTTTTTCCAATGGCGGCGGGCCGTCGCCGGAAGCAACGTCTTCTACATTTTCCATATCGCCAATTTTGTAGGTGCATCTGGCAGTGGCCCAACATCGAGCGCGACTGGATGATTCAACCCTAATGCTTGGGTCTCCTTGCTTAGTCAAGGTGATTCCTTTTCCTGTGTTAGATTTAAATCGTTTTTTTAATTCTTTAATTATTTTTGCCATCATTCGGCCAACCTCAGTTTCAAAATCTTGGTTGTATATCTCTCTTAGCCTGACATCTGTATGATAAGAGAGGATTAGAGTTTGCCCGGAGACACTAATATTAAACCCATCCATTACCCTAGATCCGTAGATTGGGTGTCCTTGCTCTCTTTTTAGCCCGATCTTTACCGGTGTTCCATCTTTATTGATAGCTCCATCGTATCCAATATCTGCAGCTGCCTGAGCAAGACTTGTTATTTTATCAACTACTTTTTGTGACATGTTCTGGTCTCCATCCTTTTAGCCATCTGTCTTCTCGGTGATGTACATATTGAATATAACACTTATAGCAACATTGAAATTTTGTGTAAACTGCATCGTCATAATCTGTCTTCAACCTACTTGAACAAACGGGACATGATAAATTCTTGTCTTTATTAAATAGTTTTTTACTTATTAAAATACCGTTAACATTTTCTGGCTCTGAATATGTTTCACTTTTTCTTTGCTTTTTAACCATTTCTTGCAGCTGCTCAAGATAAGCTTCTTCTTTTTCCTTGTCCCAATGCGAAGCAGGATTTTCTATAGCTTCTTGGCCATATTTTTTCTTAATGGCTTTTTCTAGTGCTGCGATATAATTTAGATCTTCCTCTTTCATCTTGCGATTTCCACACTGGCATAAAATACTGCCACAGATAATAATATTCCAACTGTTAATCCTCCAAGTACCCACCATTCTGTGTGGTTGGGCTTCATTTCTTCTTTCAACATTAAATTAAGATCGTTAATTTGTTGTTCTTTAATGACAAGAGTCTGCTCATGAATCTTTTTTAAAGAGTCGTAATCAATCTTCAGCAGATCATAAGCCATGCGTTTATCTGCAAGATCACTTTGAAACTCTTTTCTTAACTGCAGTTCAATCTCCATACGAAGGTATTTTTGATCAACAATCATTTTTGATGCCGCAACTGAATCAAGCAACACGCCAGGGTATGGTGCTTTTTCATCTAGAGCCAGCGAGGTAACTTTACCTTGTAGTTCATTAGCATTAGCTTGCAATGGCAGCAAAAATATTGTGATTGCAACAAAGCAAGATATAATCTTTCTTAACATATATCACCTATTCTTAAAAAATTCGACGCTAAGAATTTTTGCAATATCTTCTGCTAGCTTGTCGGGCCTATCCTTGTTTTTTTCAATTGTTTCAGCAAGCTCTTTTTGTTTTTCAACTTCAAGCTCTTCAATTTTAATGTTGTGCTCTTCTTCAATCTTTTTGATTTCTTCAACATGCTCTTTGACAACTTCGTCTTTCTTAACGTCTTTTTCCTCATTAATTTCCTTAATTACTTTTATTTCTTTTTCATAATTTTCTTTTTGTTTGGATAGCATGCTAAACAACTTCTCTCTAGAAGAGCGGCCAGACATAGCAGAAAATATCAACAATACTATTATAACAGGCCAATACCAATAATGTTTAACCCATGTCCAGACTTTTTTCCAAAAAAGTGCAGTAAGCATTTTTTAGCTCCTATAGATCGTCATCATCGTCGGGGACCACGGGGTGCTCTTGCATCTTTTGCTTGGCCAGTGGAGAAGAAAATAGCTGAATAAGAGGGTCTTTGCCAACAGGCACAATCCTTGCGGCGCTTTGAAGCTTTTGTGCATTGGCCAAATTATCTGCTGTTTCTTCTTCCATTCCCACCGCGGTGGCGATTGCTCTAACCGCTTCAACTGAGATAGAATCTTGAAGTTCTTCTGGCAGAAGCGGAGGAAGACCATACTCCCTGCGGCCGGGTGTATTTTTCACTAAGTCATTGTACATGACAAACAGCTCACCTAAGAGAGTACCATATTCATCTAGATCGCCTGATTGGCCAAGAGCTTGGGCGCGCCTAGCATATTCCTTGGGTGATAAAGTCAAGCCCTCTGCTAACTGCTGTTCCTCGTTAACAAATCTTCTAAAGTTTTCAAAAAGCTCTTTCATATTCAGCTCCCATGCTTCCACTTTGTTGCTAAGTCAACCAAAGCTTGTGACCCGATGTAAGCTAGCGTCACCGCAACCCAATCTTCACTTGTTAGGGCATTCATATATACTAGGTATGTAGCAGTACCCCATGCCAAAAACTTTCTTGAGATAAATCTCTCAGTGTGCTTGTCAAGCCATGCTCTTACTTCTGCCATTGTTTTGGTCTCCTAATATACTAAATAGTTCATTCATTTACATATGCCTTTCCATTTATTTTCTCAATCATAATCTGACTATCAACAATGTCTTTGAGAGAATCTAAGTGAGAGATTAAAAGCACAGTCTTAAACTGTGTTTTGATCATATCTAGAATTCTAATGAAGCCTTCCATATTTTCTGCGTCTAAAGCTGTCCCGGGCTCATCTAAAATAAATATATCTCCCTTTGGAAGGGTGGAGACATTCAACAAAGCTAATCGGATCGCCATGGCTGCAATTGTTTTTTCTGCTCCAGACCCCATCTCGATAGGTCTTGCGTCATAGCTTGGGTGCTTGATAAGAATGTCTAGCTTTTTATCATCATTTTCAAAAAAGATATCAAATTCAACAATATTGGTTAAAATCTTTGAAATCTCGTCGTTGATTAAAGGCAGGCGTTTTTTAATGATATCATAAGATATGCCATTTGGATGTGTACATCTCATAAATAAGTCTGCAGTTGTATACTCTTCCTGCATATCTAAAAATTTCTGCTTATGTTCTTTTAATTCTGTATTTTTTTGTTCATATCTGCCAACTGAGGTATACAAATCAATAAGATTTTTCTTTAAAACAACTGACTCATCGTTACAGAAGTCAATTTGTTTGCTAATTTTATCTCTCTCAAGAACTAATTGTTCAAAATTTTCAATAACTTCTCTATTTTGCTCATATAATTGTTCTTTCTCCTCTAAATTTTCTAAGAAATTTTTTGCTTTCAAGAGTTTAATTTTATCTTTTTCAACATCAATCTCTAATTGTGAAACATCTTCACGCTTTGTAACTCTTTTCTCCATTAAAAGCTGATATTTATCATAGTATTCGTTAATTTTGTGAGTATCAAGCTCTTTTAATTTTGAATTAATTGTTATCTTATTAAGAGAAAGTTGGTTAATTCCTATCTTTACTCTATTGGTATCGTCCAAAGTGTTTCTGGCATCTTTAACAAAATGACAACGATCGCTAAGTTTTATAGAGCATGGGATATTTTTTAGAAGATTTAATTTTGTATCAATTACTCCTCTTCTGGCCTCATATGTTAAGATCTCCTCTTCAATTTGTTGCAGCCTCTGTGTATATTCACTAGCAATTTGTTTTTTAGAATTAACGTCTTCAATGTCAAAGCCATTAAGGAAATTTTCAATTTTCTGTAAAAAGTTTTTTTCATTTACCAGTGCCTCCTTCTTTTTTGTTAGGTTGACATCTAGTATTGTAGCCTGCTTTTTAATCTTCTTGAGGTCTCTAACTACTTTCTTGATATCAACCACTTCTTCTGGAATAGAGTTGATTTGATGCTCAATATTTTTAAAATTGTCTTGTAAAATTCTTAATTCTTCTAATTTTTGCTTCTCTAGTCTCTGCTGGTTGAGCATCTTAGTTTCAATGCGCGCAAATTCAGTATTTGACAGCTGAATTTCGCTATCAAAATCCCTATCTTCCATCTTTCTTATCGCGCCTTTTAAATCAGAACAATCATCTTTTACTAATTTAAACTTTTTTTCAAAAATTTCTAAATCTAAAAACTTAGCTAAAATTTCTTTTCTACGTGTAGAGCCTTCGTTAATATATGAAAGAGAGTCTAGTTGGCTAGCCATTGAAGTAGTCAAAAAATCATCGATAGTGCCGAAAATTTTACGTATATTTTTATCTGTTTCATTTCTGGTAATCCCATTCAATGGTGTTTCTGTACCAGTTGCGTTATCATATACAGAAAATTCTATATCTGTTTTTGCCTCATCAGTTTTTTTGCCTTTTAGAGTCTTTACATACTTTTTACTAACTCTTTCAATTTTATATGTCTTTGTACCAATATCAATTTCAACATAACCGCGGCAATCCTGCTCTTCTTGGTTGATTAAATTAAAATTACGACGATTATTCTTTGATGTAGTATTGTAGATCGTATATAACATACTGTCAATAATACTAGATTTTCCAGAAAAATTCTTTCCCAAAATACCAACAACACCGTCTAACTTTGAAAAATCAATCGAGTTGGATTCACCATAATTAAAGAGATTATCCCACTCTAGCTTCTTTAGCTTCCAATTGATGTTTCTTCGTATGTCCTCTTCTTCTTCAACTACAGTATTGTATTTACGATTCATTTCATAAACCCGCTTAAGGGTTTCATCGTCTGGCTGATAATCGTTTAAATACTCATTAATAAACTGCTCTTGCACTGCAATATCACGAAGATCTTCCTGAAAAAAAGAATTTGTTAAAGATTCTACGCTGCCTCTCTCTCCCGCAGATCTGCTAAGATAAGTCACGCTCTCTGGTTTAAATCGAACCTTTGCAACATCGACCGCGCGGCGTACAACATCTAAAGGTAAGTTATTCTCAGAAATAAGCCTTAATCTAGCACTTTTTTGTACATTTAGCTTGTTAGGCAGCCTACCCTTAGGAGTAAGCTTAACAGTTACAAAAGGTTTAGGATTTTGCAAAATTATATGCTTACAGGTAAAGTTATCTTTATCTAGAATGTCCCATAATAGAAAACCCTTGTCGTTTGTTTCGCCATGGTTTTGTTGCACCGTTGATCCGCAGTATCTAATTTTACCACTTTTGTCGAGCGACTGGTTGGTTTTGTGAATATCTCCAAGAAAACCATAGTCGAAATTATTAAAAATGTTGATATCATCGTCGCCATGCTCCATTTTCCAGCCAGTATCAGTCTTTACGCCGCCAACAGAACCGTGATACAAAGCAATATTAATTCGCTCATAGCTGGTGGGATTCTGCCAATTGTCTCTGTCAAAAACTGAAAGAACGTTAATAGTAAATTGATCATCTAATCTCACCTCCCCTGAGTCCTTAAGTAAATATAAGCTTGGATGATTTAAAGCAGAAACTATAGGTGTTAAAGCATCTTGGCGGCTTGAGTTTTTTAAATTACCGTCATGGTTGCCAAGAATCACGTAAGTTGGTGCAATATCCGCCAAGTTTCTAAGAAAATCCGAACACATCTCAACAAACTCAGGGCTTATTTGAGTTTTTGTATGTGCGATATCACCACAATGAATAATAAAATCTGGCTTTTCTTTTAAAAGCTTCTTATAAAGTTGTTTAAAAACTTCTCTATATTCTTTGTGGTATTTTAAATTACGAATATGTGTATCTGCTAGATGAGCAAATTTCATATACACTCCTGCGTCTTAGATAAAAATAAGTACGCAACAAAATTAATAAAGAAAAATTACTTTTTTTGATCTTTAGAGTCGCCGGTCTTTTCTTTTGAATCTTTATCTTTTGATCGACGCGGTGCTGTCGCTCTCATATTTTGTCGCGTCTGAACGCTGTCTACATCTTCACCGGTCTCAACAGAAATTAAATCGTCAATGCTTGTTCCAAGCTCAGCAATGCCACGACTTAGTTGAGGTTGAGATTGGCTCAAGAGGCCTGTCATTTGTTTGATTAGTTCATTTGTTTGCGCCAACAACTGTTCTATCTCTGGAGCATCGCCTCTTTTAAGTTGAACGCCCAATTTATCAGTTGTAGATATGTCTGCTATATTTACATCTTGATCTATTGATTTTGATGCGCCAAGGGCCGCGGCTCCCAAGCCGGCTGACCCAAGAGCTGTTCCGACGCCAGCTCCGCCGGCTGCAGCCGAGCCTTTGCCGCCTTTACGGCCCTTTGGAAAAAGATTTTTCAACCAATTCATCAGTTTACCCCCAAAGGCTGAGGCGCCTGCCCGAGCACCTAAAGCTCCTCCAGAGCCCAATGCTCCTACTGCGGCTGCTGGGGCAACCTCCATTAGTTGGTCTGCCTCGGCTGCAGGAGGTTGTTCGAGGGCGCCAACACCTAAAGTAGCCATGGGATTTGCGACATCAAAATCTGGCAAAATAGTTGCAAAAGCTTGCTCAACTTCCATCTCTCCATAGTTGTCAACCAACCTTTGTACTTCTGCTAAAAATTTATCAATAACTTGTTCTAAAGACATACTATATACCTCGTATTCTATTAATTAAATAGTTATCTAATGTCAAAAGGGAAGCAGACTCTTTTCTGTTGATAAATTCTTCATTTGTCATTTCGCCTACATCGTTATATGGAGCTACGTCAATATTGTAAAGTTCAATTCCATACTTTAAAAATAATTTAATTATATTATCAATTTTTTTTTGTACATCTGCGTCTAAAGCTAAGTAAACCTTAGTGTCATTTTCAATAATTTTTTTAAAAATCTTCGAATTATAAGTTAGTGTGGATCCTAAAAGAGGCACAGAGTTGAAGCCAGCTTTCATAGCATCAAATACGCCCTCAACAATTGTAATCTCTTCAGTAAAATCTAAGTACAACTCATTAAAAATTATATTTTTTTTAATATTAGGATTAATATATTTTGGCCATGTATTCGAATAACTTCTGCCAATATAGTAGTTTATATCACCGTCATTGTCAAAAGAAGGCACTACAATCCTACTAGCGTACTCTCCAGTTGGGCAGAAACCAATCTTCCATTTTAAAATATCTTCTCTAGAGATGCCTCTAGACTCTAAATAATTTAAAGCCGGAAGCGCGTTTCTTGGCAAGCTTGTATTTGCAAGTGAAATATAACTTAATGGTAAATCAACTTTTTGTGTTTCTTCTGCAGAATTTTGTTTTCCAAATAACTTATCAGCAAAATCGTTAATCTCTACTTGTTGATTAAGTTTTCTCCATTCCTGCTTCTGCTTGTAGTTTCCAAAACTTCGAATAATTTTATATAAATTTCTTCCAGACCAATCACAAACCCAACACTTGAAAAAACCTTTTTCTGTGTTAACAGATAATTTTCTTTTGTGATGGTCGCACTTGGGGCACTTAAACAATATTTGTTTTTCACTTTCTCTGTGAAAATATCCAAGAATATCTTTTAAAATTTTTAATTTTTCTTCTTCTGACAATCCAGCCATCCTGCACGTGCTATCACCCAACTATCTGCCATGTCATAGCAATGAGGCTTTGGATTTCCGTGCTTAGTATATTCTATAAGAACATCTGGCACGTTGTCAATTACATATTCTATAACACACTTTTTAGCTTTTTGACCTTTTGGTACTTTTATACCTGCTAGTTTTCTAGCGGAAGTTGCGGCAATATATTCTGGTTCAAGGCCCCAGATTTCATAGCAAATCCAAGAGACAGCTCCGTTAAATCTGGATAAGGTTGATAAAGTTCTTGCAGAAGAAAAGCCAGATCTAAAAGATTGCAAAGATTGTTCAATATATATTTTTTCAGGATCGGTAATAATTGTTTCTAGCCTTGCTTTAACGACTTCTACCTTATCAAAAAAACTTTTATATTTTCTAGTATCGATTGCAAAATTATAGTCAATCTTGCCTGAGCAATCTATAACAGTTACGCCAGTTATACTGGTGCTAATATCTAAACCTATAATCATGATATTATTATATCATATGTCTAATTTAAGTTTAAATGTATAAGAGCGTTCTTCAAGCTTTCTTACTGGATTGGCGACGCCAGCGATTGCAATTAAATTTTTGTCTTTATCATATATACCAATTTTAGATATATAAGTTACTGGCTTAAAGCTAGCGCTATAGTTTGTGTGACTGCTAGAAACAATGTTTTTGATTTCATTTCTAGCATCCTCATGAAATATAAACGACGAAGAAAAAGTGCGTAACATTGTACCAGATAAAAATGTTGGATTGTTTGAAAAATTAAGCTCATTTTCTTTAGCATGCGCAAACATTGTTACTGTATTTACATAATCTTGGCCATTGAATTCAATTGAATAACTTGAAGATGGTGCATTTGCAGCTGAGCCGGTGGCACCAAAATTATACCACGAAGCACTGGTTGCGCTAGGGAAACTAGAGTCTGCGTTAAGCGGATCATACATCTCCATATGTGCAGACCCCCCGGAAGCCTCAGAAAATATGGGGGAACTTGAAGTTAATACTAAAAAACCCTCATTATATAAAGCAACACCAATCTCTTGACCAGTGGTTGATCCAGAGGTTTGATACAATACACCATTTCTTTTTGTATCAGCAGCTTCGGCTAAAAGTGTACCAGTGACATAGTATTTTAATCTTATGCTTCCTTTTTGTATGCTAGATCCGTAAAATATAGAAGGGATGCTTACAATATTTAATTTTTGATCTGGTTTGTTCCCTAAAGAAGATGAGTAAGCATAATGTGGACTCAACACAGTGTGGTAGTTAAGAGTGCTTTCTAATGCGTATAAAACTTTTTTCTTATCAGCTGAAAAAGTTGTTCCGTACTTATCAACAGAAATTCCAGCTAGCATTGGATAAGAGCCACTGAGAATGTCACCGTAAACAAAATCATTATTAAAAGAATCTGTGCTGATTGTTTTAAAACTAGAAAAAGAGCCGTTTTTTGATACAAATGGATATACCATTTGTGAATCAGTACTAGAAGATACTAGATTGCGGTTTACATTTATTTCATGTAAATTAATTTTTCCATTAGGCGTATGATAATTTTGCGCGCTTTGGTTTTCTTCATTATAATATATCGATCCAGACCATATTAAAAAACTGACTTTTGGAAAAACCTTTATTCGGTTTCGAAATATATCAGATTTTTCAAATTTGTGGTAGTTTCCATACTTCGGGGTATGTGATGGCATCATTTCCCCCCTTAGTAGTCAAGCCTTACCCTCAGAGTCAACTCAGTATTAGGATCTTTTCTGATTGGTTCTGATAATTTAGCAACCGCCATTAATTCATTGTCTGGTGAATATAAACCGACAGAAGTAATATAAGTTACTGGTAAGTCAGAAACATTATTTTTTACAACAATCTTGCTGTTAGAAACATAAGTTGGGTTGCTGCTGTAGTTATATTCATTGTGGTTAACACGACAGAAATGAATGGCAGAATTTAATTCAATAGTATTATTAAAGTCTATGTCATATATTCTATGTCTAAAGGCTTTTGCTAGTTCTTCAATAGTTCCTTTTTGCTGTGCGACATGCATATTGATTCCGCCAACATTAGTTTGGCCACCGTCGTCGGTCCAAGTCTCGCCTCCAGCCTGGAATAAAGGCGCCTTTGTCATCGCTGTACCTACAGAGCGCCATTTTCCAGAATCAGAGAAAAATGACGACGTCAAGGCTATAATGCCTGCTTGGTAGAATATAAGGCCAACACCAGAATGATTCCCGCCGCTTGAGCCGTCATATGCTTGTGACCCAGTAAATAATATTCCATAATCGCCAGCGGGACATGTGCGGAACTCGTTTGCAGCACCAAAATCAGCAACTGTTGTCAGCTCATAAAGGTTGCGTATGCCATTCTGCCCACCAGGGTAAGATCCAGATCCGGCGGCCGCGATGGCGCCTGCTGACCCAGAGCGAAACAATTGCATCGAGAACGATCCTTTCTTGATTTCATCTTTGACCAACAAGCGTGAGAAGTTTATGAAAAAACACTGGTTCATCATATCATAATTGATTACAGCGTTATCATCACCAATTGCGCCATCTGATTCAAATTTTCTAATACTGCCGCTTATATCATAACCAAATAAAACCTGAGCCATCTGATTGTAGATATTTAACTTTTTAGCATTTTGTGTATAGGCACTGGCACTAGCATTAGCACTAATTCCAAAAGTAACATCAAAAATTTGATTTGCTGAAGAGCTTAAGTACGGATAATCGTAAACTGAATTGAACATTCCATGTGAAAAATTCTTAACATTATGCTCTGTATTATCAGTGTTGTAGGTTCCAGAAGCAATTGTTCCTGTGATAGGAATTGCCTCATGAAGCATTGTTCTCGTATTTACTATATCGTCGCCTAGTAACGGTTTATAAGTTTTAGCCATAATTCTCTACCTTATTGAATTTTTATGTAACGTACAGGAATATCTAATCTGTAGCCAGTATTCGCCCCTATAACTCGGACAGTTGTATCAATCTTGTAAATTTTCATTCCAGCGCTGGAAACTAGTCCATCGTCTGTTCCGAACCCCAATAAATTGCCTGATGCGTTTGCGTCCTCCGAGTCGCCAAGTTGTTCGAACAAATAAGTTGAATTCTTTAATTCTTGTGAGGCCTCAATTCTAAAATGCAAAGTGCTACCTCTTGGCCCGTCAAAAACTTGAGGGTTGTTACCAGCTAGCGCTGCTGCAGTGGTGCGCGTTTCGTTAGCAGGTACAAGATTAGCGGGGTTAACATAACTATCACTAGTGAGATAGTAAGTAGCAATATTGTCGTCATCAATAAAATTAACAGGAGCAATATTCTCACTATTTGATTGTTTAATTCTTCCTAGTCTATAGTCCATCTCTATTATATAGGCAGTCTCCATCAAATCAGTGTCCATGCCAATTGACGGTGCAATTTGATTTGTATCTAATCCTTGATCAACACGTATCATATGATAAGCTGGAGCATGATCAGATTCACCTGGAGTGTAACCTTGTATGCAGCCTCTAATATGAGATCCTAAGTCAATTGACTTGTTCAAATCACTAGTGGACGCCTCAGTTCTGTACTGAAAAATACGAACAAAAGTATCATTATCAACAGCTACCACAAATCCGTTATAGTATACATTAGCATCGCCGCTTAGGGCTAGGCCAGGCGGAGTTCTTCTGAATAGCCCTGATGAACCCGCTTGAGCGTCTGGCACAATACCGTCATAACCGTTATTTGCATCGTTTAATTTTAAAACAGGCATATATAATACGTTTGTCCTGCCCATTGTCATCAACCTGGATTTAACAGCAGCAGAGTTATTAGTAAAAGCTTCCAATATTGGAGTCTGCAAGATTTCTAAGTCATAGTACGCGCTTCCGCTAGCATGGTTTTTGTTGTATAAAGCATAATTTATCTCGTCATCACCTAAAGCAAATTTCGAAATTTTAAAGCTCCCATCGCCTTGAGCAAGACGAAGACGTCCAGTGTCAGTTAGTACGGCGTCAAGAATGATGTCGCCTGAATTATCCAAAAAAGCCATTTGTTAAACTCCTTACCTCTATTAAATAGTTGTGAATGTTTTTATTTTCTAGTATATTATATATTATTCTGTATCATTTGTTTTCTCAAAAGTGAAATTAATATCAATTTTTTTACCGCTGCCTTTTGATGTCAGCCTTAGTTTGTACTTTTTCTTTTTTTCTTCTGTAGAGAATATGCCGTCTACGTCTTCTTTTTCAGAAAAATACAACTGTTTTAAACTAGGCTTTAAATAGACATATTTCTGGCACTCTTTTATAAAAGTCACAGGATCCACAGGATCTATGGAAATAATTCTTATTATTGGCTTCACAGCTCCTTTTTCGTCTATCATTTCGACTTCATAAACTGGTGAAGGATTTGAAACGTGGCCATAATCGTCAATCGCCCTAAAAGTATAATAATACTTTGTATTTGGCAAAAGAGTTTCCTCAAAAATAGAATTTACATTGTCTTTATATAAAGAAAAATCAGAATATGAATTCGGTCTTTCTGTTATTCTAAATATTTGAAATTTTTTAACTGGATCATCGTTGGCAAATTCAACTGCTTGGTCTTCTAGAGCCTGGCTTGTATCAGGATCTGAAACCAATTGTGATCTTTTTACTAAATCAAATTTTTCGTTATCGCTGTTTAATATTATAACAGGCTTCTGCTTCATTCTCCCAGTTGTCCCATTCAACATTATTTTTAAGCGATCGCTAACGGAGTAATAAGGTATAATATTAACATCCGGCGGCATAGGCGGCTTATCCATTATAAGCACCTCGGGAGTTGAAAAAATCTTGTCCTCTATTACTTTTATACTTGGCTCAACTCGGACAAGAAATTTAGAGGAAAATTGGAATAATCCATTATCAAGCTCAATCGGAGGGCTTTGAATTCCATCAAACAATTCTCCACCTTGTCCTTCGGCGGGCTTTATAAGTAAATTTGACAAATCACCCAAATCAGATTTCCTTGCTTCTTGTTCATTTGACAAAACAAAAGGAGTATCTGGATTATCTGTCGACTTCCCCCAAAAATATCGATACTTACTACCAAATACTACACGTATTGCATAAACGTCGTATTTATATGTAGCATAGGTGTGATGCTTAAGCTGGGTGTCAACATACTTGACAATATCCAGATCAGAAGTATTGGGTATGAAAATACTTTGCACTGGCTCAAATTCGTCAGAATCTGTTTTTTTAACCATTTTTTCTATTTTGTAAAAAATATCTTCGTTGTAACAGGGTGTGCCGTTGATTATATCAAAATAACTTCTTCGATGTGTTTTATATAAGTTCAGCAACTTCATCCTAAAAGCTGTGCCGCTCATCATTTTAAAAACAACATTATCATCATTCAATAACTTAACTGGATCATTGAAATCATCACGAACAAAAGACACATAGTTTCTAATATCTTTAGGGAAAGAATTATCAAATGCATTCATATGGCTATCGATATCTGTAGTTATAAAATTTTGTGCTTCTAAATCTAAATTAAATTCTTGCTTTTCCATAGCCTGTGATAATTCATTTTCAGAGTAATCTATAGTAAACCCAGAGAGATCAGTATAAATTTTTTCATTAGTATATTCTCTCATCTTCTTAGGGTGAGGGTTCCATGGATCAATTATACCATATGTATATTGAATATTGTTTTCAGGATCATATTTTCTAGCCGCTAGCAAATAAGAATAATATCTTGTCAAGAAAAGATCTTTCATAAGATCACCAAGAGAAGTTTTTCTAGCTGCGGTAAAACTAAGCTCAGTATAGAAAGGAAAATATTTTTTATACTGGTCAACTTTGTCCATTATAGGAATGAAATTTGGACTGAAAACAACTCTAGACATTATTCTTTCTAGAGATTGTAGTTTATTTAACTTGTTTGTATTTTGAAACTTGAGACTTCCGTAGTAATCTAGACTTGCCGCAAAAGTGTCAAAATATTCTTCAAAGAGCGAATATGGATCTTGCTTAGAAAAATCAGACATAATTATTCTTTCTAAAATTTTATTTGAACCTGCGACTAGCTCATTTGTTAGTTGGTCTTCGCTGCTAATCAATAAAGTGCCATGTAAAGTCAACAAAGACTCTAGGGGATATTTTTGATATAAATTAGTGTATACGCCATAGTTATTTTCTACATTTTCACTAAAGTTGCTTCCTTCTTCAGTTCCTGACTGTCCAGCCATAAACTGATAAGGAAAAAAATAATCAATCATCTCATCCAATTGATAAGCACCATTTTGCAAAATTTTATCATTTTTTGCTAATCTTAAAAATGAATATATATTTGGAAGGGAATTTTGCATCCCCATTCTTCCACCTGTAACTAGCTCAAAATTCTTACTGTCTAAAAGTTCGTTATAATAAGTCTGATAATCAGCAAAAAAAGCCTTGCCAACAGGCTGTTTTGAAATTATTTCGTCAGGAGTAAAAGGCACTTTTGCTTTGTAATGGTGATCATAGAAATAATGATCTGGACGCACAATTGGGTTGACATTAATAGGCTGCTGAGGTTGCTGACTGGTGTCTGTATTATTTATTCCGCATTTTGTATAAAGAGTCCAAAGCTGTACTGGAGCAGCAGCATTAGTATTGTCGCCAAGCCAATTGGTATCTTTATCCGCATATCCCTTTAACATGATGGTTTGGTCTAACACTAAGCCTGTAGAATCATTATTGCCTTTATATTCATATGGTTCTTCGCACTGTACTAAATCAATTGTACGGCCTGCAAAGGCCTTAAATTTTTGCCAATCGTTGGATAAAGCTGTCGTTCCATTAATTTCTTGATAATCCCAGTTTTTTCCAGCGACAATCCTCACAGCATCAGAAAAGCCATGATCAAAATAAACAGCATTTGCAGGCGTAGACACTATTAAGTCCTGATGGAGTTCACCAAAATTCGACGCTTTTCTTCTAGCGTTAAAATATGATTGGTCAGATATTACCAATTTTTCTTTTCCGGTTATATCAGTCATATAAATTTCCTATTTCTTGTTGTAGGCCGGCTGCTCCAGTTTGCAAGTCAGTTTGAGTGCCAGCTGCGCCTGCGCCCATTTGAGAAGACTCACCACCGGTGGTGGTTTCTGCAGCTGCTGTCATTGTACCAAGATTGGTGCCAGGATCGCCAGAGATCATTATGTTTCCAGGATTGTTAGCTGGTTTTCCAGAGGCATCTGTTTTCTCTCCCGCGGAAGATACTGCAGTTGTACCTTCATTAAACATTTTATTTTTCTGTAAGCCGTTTGATGCAAACTTGTCTTCCATCGGTCCATCCGGGCCGTAATCCGGGCCATACTTATACTCTGTCAATTGCATCATTTGGTCAAACACCTCCTCTATGTTAGCGCCAGTTGCAATTGCAGCGTCGACGCCACCTGGAAGAGGGAATCCCATTGATGCCCACGTGCTATCGTCGCCGCCGATGTCTCCACCTTGCTGAGCTACCCACACACTCTCATCACCAACAACATCCTCTGATTCTGCTGGTGGTTCTGGAATATATTCCTCGTACACAGGAGCGGGCAGGTCAATTTCCCAAACTCCATAATCCATCGTAGCGCCGGAGCCAGTAGGTTTGCCATCTATAATAAAATATCTATCTAATATCGGCGCGCTTATTCCTAAATTCTGTGCATCTTCAGTTAGTGACATCCTGCAAAAAAGCTTTTGCTCTTCTTGCATATTGTCTAAATCTTCTGCTGTTAAAGGACCCCACATATATTCATCGTCCTTCGCTAAATTATATCCGGCAATTTGCTGTCCTATGGGAACTACATACCCAGTCGGAAATTCAGGATATGCTTTTAATACATCGACCCTGACAGTCATGCCGGCGTAGAAAAACAAAGATGATAGCCTTGAAGACCAACTAGATTCATTATTTTTATATGATCTCCATGCACTTATTGCTGCCACCATATCCTCACGAATTGAACTATCGTCTATCTTAGAGATATGATACATCTTTTGATATGGTGGTATTTTACTGTTATCAGCTCCTGAGAATAATAAAGGTAGGTTAGGTAATGATGGTCTTTCAATCATATCTTGTGAACTGTCGAATATAAGTTTTCTAAGAAAATTTTGCGACAGCATATTGCCATCTGCATAATCATCTTTAAGCCACAGACCTTTTTTAGTACCGCCGCCGACAAATGGCTGGTGATATTCTTCATGGTCTGCGATATCCGGAAAAGTCGCTCCTGGTCTTTTACTGAAAGTATCACCATAAAATTTTTCATAGTTTGTTAAGCTAAGCACGGATATTCCATATCTTTCTGTGAGATTCTTATAAGCCTCTCTAGTTTCAATCTGTTTCGGTGTTACATTTGTGCCAGCAACGTCATACTGTGTAGGCCCTATCGAAAAAGCATCGGTCAAATCTGCAACTGAAATATCTTTTTTATTTAAATTATAGCTTAATAAAGCCAATAAAAGTAATTCATGAGATTCATAATCTAGATAAGTGTTAGAAAAAATATCTGAAGCTTCGCCAGACGTAAAATACTTGTTTGCAATTCCACTAAATACGTTATAAAAATAACTATATGATCTTTTTTGTAGTTTATCAGGATCATATCTTTGTATAGAATCAGAAAGCTCAATCAGCGAAGGAGACAAATAAGAGTAGCCACTATCAGAAAATTTACCTAATTGTAAATTTTTTAATTCTGGTGGTGATTGGGGATGATTCATATCCCTATTCCACAGCTCATCAAAATTAGAAAAAGTTGAAGTATCATAGCCGTTATGAATTTTTGCAACCTCTAATTTACATCTTTCTTTGTAAGTATTAACATATATTCTACGCAATCCATAATCTGCAAAATGGTTGTTGTTTACAAAGTCGGTGCCAATGTTTAGATACTCGGCGTATATATTTTCATTTCCTGTTGTTTCAAATACATTGCTAAAAACATGACTATCGTTTATAAAAACATCTGTTGGCGACACGTCATAATCAGAAAAATTATTAAAATTATAACCGTCTGTTTTTGCTGAATTAGCTAATTCATTACCAGTCTTACTTAACTTTGTTAGATCTAATAGACTTTCAAGCTTAGCAATTGCCGACTGAAAAAACTTTCTAACAAAATCAATGCCATTAGGTGTTCCATCTTGAGGGCTAATTAAAGAAACCACCGTATAAGGACTAAAAGCGCCATCTGGTAAATTATAAAGACCAAATATAATTTTATATTTACCTAAAAGATCGGTTATTGTTTTAAATTCTGTGTTATCACCGGCTAATGCTGAAAGTCTTGGGTGGCCAATTATATAATTTGCGAATTGATCAATAAATTTATTTGATTTACTATCAAAGTAAGGCCTTAAACTTTGTTTAAGATCGCCTTGTCCTAAAAGAAGCGATTTTTTACTAGGATCTCCGCCTATGAGCTTATCAGTAAGTGGGTCAATATAATATTCCATCGCTGTTTCGTAATACTCGTCTAACATAATTTTTATAGAATTTGTTTCTCTAAGAAGATCTTGCAAGAACGCGTAAGTTCCATCCTGAAAAGTTATTTCAATTCTGTACTGATAAACACCGGCAGTTTTTTCACCAACATCCAAGTCAGAAAAAGTAAAAAACCTTTGCTTAAAGGGATTAAAATCGCCACCCATAACCAATTCTACCAAGCCATTAGTTTGATTTGGTGTTTGGTAGCCTGCGCCATCAGAAATAGTGCCTATTAAATAAGAGGGCTCTTCATATTCTGTATCATTTGCATATCTCTCTCTTGTGGAAGTAGTTGATCTTTTATTCACTCGATCCCTAAACATTTTTATTTCTAAAATTTTAGAGTTATTAACCACCTGCAGTCTAGATTCTTCAAGAAGCGTCTTAGCAGAACCCGGCGCGTCGTTGCCGAGAGTTTTATCAAACAAGATTGGATATAACTTAGAATTGCTACGCAAAAACTGCTGTATATCTATAAAGAACATACCCCTGGCGTTACTTCTTCTATCTCGGGTTAAGTATAGTTTTGAAAATTCTGCATCATTATCATAATATGAGGTACCAACAGCGTTGTACTGAGCCTCCAGCCCAGCACTCCTTCTATCGCCAAATTTACTTAAGTATTTGCGACTTTCTTTTTGAAATGGGGACAAAAAAAGCTTAACAGCGTCTTCTGCATCCTCATTAAGACTAAAAAGCGGTGATTCCACACCAAAACCCATAAAGCCATCATATGGTTGAGTCGACAAATCTACTCGAAAGTCTTGTATTAGTGCATTAGGCATTTTGTTTAAAGAAAGTCTATGTTGATTAACGCCAGACATGTGTCTTTCACCAACCATCCAGCCTCTATTCTCTCCAAAACCACCATCTCCAGCGTAGCCATCAGGAGCTGGATTAAAACCTTGAGCATGTAAGTGAACAGAGCCCTCCCAAATTTTACCGTTCGGCAGTGTGAATACTTCTCTTGTTTTTGTGGGCGCCCCGTCTTTAAACACTATCTCTGTGTTCATCGGACCTTCAATAATCATAGCCTCTAATAGATCTCCAAAATCAAAATTTATGTCATCAAAGGCCCCGGTAGCATTAAAAAAATCAGGTATGTGCAGCATTGAATAAAATAGAAATCCTAAATTAGGATCTTGCTGCAAATTATGCCTAAACGTTTGTTGAAACGGGATGACATAGTATGGCTTCCCATTTTTTATTTCTTGTCTTGCTTGACCCACAGACAGGTCTTGCATCGACCACCCCTGGCCCATAGGATTATCAATATAGCTAGCTTTGCCAGATAAGTTTTGTAAAATATTAGAATTATTCATCCTTAAAGGAGGAGAATGAAACTCGCTGTCATCACCGAACGTAAAGTCGTCTTGCACTGGAAATATTGTTTGGCTAGCTAAGCTTATCCCCTCTCCCACACCACCTGCCGAAGCTCCACTTCCTAAACTGCTTCTTGGTATATATCCGTCACCAACTTGCTGCTTTGCAACATAAACGCTGCCAACATCTGCATATGTCATATTTTGTGTGGGCATTGGATTATTGCTAGCTAGTAGCTTTTTTATATTGTCTGCATTTCGAAAGGGAATTACCTCAATCATCATCGAATCGTAAATATTAGCCCCTAAAATATTAAAATTATTTAACCAATTTGATTCACTTAAACCAGCAGCTGATTGGTATAGTTCAAAGTGAAGAGTAACATTGACATCGCTTGAATCCTCGGGATGATTCTCTAAAACTATGTTTTTACAATAAACATGTGGAAGAAAGCCGCCGCCAGTTATCATATCTAATATGGCAGACATTAGCAAATCTCCCCGGGAGTATCTGAGCCACCTTCGTAAATATTAAAGGTTTTTCTCTTTTGTTTATCAATAACTTCTTGACAATGTAAAGTTCTAGGATCTGCAAAAACACCCAGCTTTTGATCAATAGGATCAAGCTCGCATAAAATTTCTTCATCTATCTCGTCATCTATTAAGATATCAAAATAATACTCAGAATTTTTCATATTTTCAACAGGATCAGTTTCATCCATAAAAGACAATTCACTTTCCGGATCATGATGTGTAGAGAATGATAGAGGCCTTAATGTTTCTAATATTTTGCCATTTTTTTCTTCTTCTAAAATCTCATAAAGCTCGACATCAAAGTTTTTTTTCTGATAAAAACCATTTTCCTCAGAAACTTTTAATAATACATACATCTCTTCTTCTGTGGATGTTATTGCTATATCTGAAAAAAGAGGTCCTTCTTCAAATTCGTCTAGTATATCCTCACCTTCAATACCCTCATCCTCTAAATTAATAACTTTAATTTTTGTATGACAATCTAGTTGAGGAGTTAAAATATTATTACTTCCGCCATCGGGCCCGGGAAGATCTTGATAAGTCAAGGCGCCGGATAAATGACCATTCAAAAATAAAACCGACCAAGACGGTATATATTCTGAATTTATATCACTAGCCCCTAAAGGCTGTGTCAAAGCATAGTTTTTCTCTGGACTTCTTTGTAATGTTGCGGCGCCTACAGTTTCTTTTCCTGATAAAACTAAATTGTAATTATTGCCAAATTGCCTCTCTAGGGATGAAAAGCTTATTTGAGGATGACATGTTTGAGTAGATCTTATTCTCTCTTCAGACTCATTTTGAAGCTCAACAATTCCTGCTTTTTCAGAATTATACAAAATATTATCGTCAAAAAAAGAATAATATACAGGAGAAAACTCTCCTTTAGATAACAGATGACGTCCAAATTGAGTTAATTTAATATCTATGACTTCTTCTTTTTTATTAAAAAATTCCATTATTTATTTACCAACATATCTATGTCAATCTTGAGTGTTTCTATCAAAGAAAAATAATCGTAAGGCCAGTTTGAGCCCCAAACTTCACTATAAGTAATATTCTCTAGTATTGATTCACCAGAAACTTGTTTTTGATTTTCTCCTGTGTGAGCATATGGTGTAACATATTTTGCTCTCATTAATTCGTGCACCTGCCTATCACGATATTTTTTAAAATCTTTTGCCCCTCTCTGCTTTACCTTAAATACCATAAATTTTATATTTTTATAAAAATCTTTTGTACTCCAATTTGGTATTATAGATTTTTCCTCGTCAACATAGGCTTTAAAGAATGCAGGATCTTTTAACATACCTTGTGCTCGTAGAGGCGGAGACAAAAAGTTTTCATATCCCAAATCTTTAAAATATAATCTGTCTGTAGAGCCAGGAGTATTAAACGCTTCTTCAAAAATTGATTCAAAAGTTCTTCCCCCGCTTTCTGTAGCAATGACGCCAGCGGATCCAAGGTCATCGTAATTTCCTTGTCCAGCCAATATCTGATTGATGTATGCTATGACCGCTGCATCGCGCTCTTGGGGCCCATCGAATTCTAAAGTAGTATCCACTATTTGTTCTATAATTGTTTTAATTTTAGCACGAAATGCTGCTTCTTTACTAACAACTGATTTTACACCATATGGCATCCATTCTGGCATAATTCCATCTGAATTCATTGGAGATAAAGAATTGGGCGATATTGATAAAGTACTAATGGCTTTTTCAATTTTTTGTGAAATTGTTGGCATAATACCTTGATATATATCGATTAAATCTTGTTTTGAAAAAGTGTGAGTAAATGGCACAACCATCATTTGAAATGGACTGACATTACCATTGTGTATAAAATCAAACTCTGGCGGCAGTTGATAGCCTAAATTATGATAAGGATTTGCTAAATTATCAGTGTTTAAGAAAGGTTGTATATCACCAATAAGAGTAGAAAGCATAGTTCCAACATCAGTTTGCAGCAAAGAATCCAAGTTTTTATTAAAAACAGCTGGAGTACTGCAGCCTAATAAATTATAATTTTTTTGGTTTGGTACTAAATCATTACCAAAATCATGGCCATGGTAGAACTGCCCTCTTTTATGTCTAGGGATGTATTTTGATGTAAGGATCATACTAAGCATATTTTGAAATAAAACCGGTTGAATTGGCAAAAAATGTTTACCAGGTATAATTTCTACAGTGCTGTATAAATTGTAAAAACCAGTTTCAGCTTTACCCATTATATAATTTGCATTACTGTGGGTGCCGTCATCAAGTGGCTTATATAAATCATGGTACCCCTCAATAAATTCTATTGTCTGTTCACTCATCTTAGGACTGTATTTAATTGGAGTATCAAGATAAGGGATAATCACAATTGCCTCATGCACAGTTTTGCTGTTAGCAATTTTTCCAATTGGATATTTTTTAGTTTCGAAATCAATACGAGGAGCCAAAGAACCAGTTTTATTAGTAGTATTATTCTCCTCGGGAGGTAAAGTAAAAAATCCTCCTGGTGTAACGCCATCTGCACTCGCGTTATTTGCCACAAATCCAACAGAACCAGAGATGTTTTCTTCTTGTGTGTCTGAAAACATACTTTTTATTTCTAAATAGAGGCCCTTATCCAACTCACCGAGCGCTTCTTCTTTTAAAACAGCACCTATTGCTTTTTTATCATAAGGATCTGTGCCATAACCACCCCAGAGGCCTCGGCCAGTTTTTATATCATGATAAATATTTTTCACTAGACCAGTTTTTTCAAGAGGTTCTTCTAATATTTGGCCAGTTTGTCCGATATTAGATGCAAAAGATGACGTATATGCAAAAGAAGAAGAAAAGTCTAGCACTGGGCAGACCCACCATGGCGCAATATAAGAAGCATATTGAATCTCCGCAAAGGTATCTGCACCGGCAGCAGGACCAACAAACAAAAGATTCGAAAATTCTACACTTGCATCAATTTTCATTCTGTTTTGACCGGTTACCTCATAAGATGATGTAGTTGGCAAAGTTAAACAAAGAGCACGTTCGTCGCCATGATATGAGCCGGTGTCATATCTTTCAAAATTAAAAGAATTTTTAAGACTCTGGCCCCACAAAAAAGCATAAGTATCATCGATGGCTTGAGGCTCGTATTTTAAAATTTTACTACTAGCACCATAAAAATATGGAGGAGTATATGCTTGATAAGCTGGATCTTGTAAATTAAAATATAAATAAAGCTCAAAATCGTAGCTAGCCAGTATTGGCTCCTCAACTAAAATTGGATCAAAAGCGCTGGTCTGTCCTAAGTCTGGAAGTAAAGCTTTACCTGCGCCTCTAACAGCTGCGTTAGTGCCATATCCATGAATATTAGGTGTGACACACTCCATAGCAGGACCATAAATATAGCCGCGCATGGTACTACCAAGTTTAGTTAAGGAAGATTCTCCGGCTAATAAAGGAGAGTTGCTGCCATCTAAGAATTTTCCTCCAATGCCAGCTTTTCTGGGTCCTTCGCACATAACTTGGTCTTTCCCTGCCTTAAGTTTGACTTCCATGACAAATTCTCTACCTAAGTCTCCTTCACTAAATTGTGCATTCAGAGAGTTTCTCGTTATGATTGGTAGTTTTAAACCTTTAGGGTAGGATGAAAGATCTCCTATATTAATGCTGGGCTCTGAATCAGCAATAAAAAATTCCATTGTTTCGGCTAGATAATTATTAATGGCAGAATGATATAGATTTGCGTCTACATTAAACCTACTACTTAATATCTCATCTTTGAAACTATTATCGAAGGCCCCGCCGAACTCTGGGCTCAATATAGGAAACGAAGTATATCTAGCGCCTGGCGTTCCAGCCATGCCAACTGTTCCACGACGGTACTCAAAGCCTGGTAGAGTATACGCGCTGTCGGAAGTGGAGCGGCGATCTGCCTCAACAAAATCAGATGGCAGAAAGACGTTTCTGCCATTAAGTAAATCAATTGGTGGGTCAGTATCAAAATCGTATAAAGCTCTAAATGGCAGTCGATGAGTGGGCGGAGTTACCAATACAGATGGTATGGCTTTTGCAGCGCCCATCATTTGGCAACCGCCAAAGTTAAACGAAGCAGAAATATGTATATTCAAATTATCTGGATTTTTGTCAGACCAGCTAGAAAAAGGTGTGTCTGGATCTGTACCGGTTGCAGATCCTTGGAATAAAAATCCGCCGTCTGTTGACGCGTATGCTACAGTAGTTGATCCAGTTGGAAACCAGTACTCGGGCGTAAATTTTGCAATACCTTCATTGTTTGAAGCGTAAATAGGCCAGTCGACAGCAATACCGGACTTGATAGAATTATATAGTATGCCCGGGCCAAACAAAGGTTCAAGGATAGTTTGTTTTGTCATTTCTGCTCTAGTGCGAAGATTAGTTACATTAGAGTAGGACTCTTGTTTAACATGTGATTTTCCCATTCTATATGCGACTATTGGGTTGTTGCCCGCGTTATATAGAAATCCGTCATTAAAGTGTCTCGCTACTTGCACCGTTCTAGATACAGGATAAAAACCATCTGTAATTCTCATTTTTTTATTAGCTTTAACATTAAAACTAATAATATCAGGTATTGTGTTTTCGCCCTGAGAAAAGCCTTTTCTTCCGTTTGATAAAAGATTATTAAATGATGAAAAATCATCAGATGAAAAATACAAGGCTTCAAATTTGACGCCCTGCTGATCAAGGCGCCAGTGATTTCTAAACGTTTCTGTATTTCCCATAGTGACAAAAGAACTAGTTACTTCTGAACTGGCTGGGTTAGTTTCATGAGACCAAGCGTTTGGATCTTTAGAGTCCAAATATTTAAATATCTCAGATTCAGTTATATCCTGCCCTCCGGTAAAGCCAACAACAGTTAGCTGGCTTATATCAGTGGTAATACTTACATTACCAGCTTCCCCTGCTGTAACTTGTGTGAGAGTAATGCTTTGTGGCCCGTCACGCCCAGAGGGTGGCGCCTCGGAAACTGTAATTTTATTGCTATGCCCATTTCCATGCTCAATCGCCTCTTTGAGCGAGATTAGGAACTCCTGCTGTGTGCCTGACGATAAGTTAATGCTAACTGCGACTCCACCGTCTTCATCAGAACCTGCTGTGCCAGCACCAGTATCGGTGTTTGCGTCATTAGATAGTATTGTACCAGTCTCTGTGCTACCATCGCTAGCAGAATTAGTAATAACATATCTTACTGTCTTGCCATCAGACGAAGTGATTGTAATGTGTTCCTTTTCTGTCATGCCAGACGTAGCGTCGCCATCAGCAACAGTAATTGTTGCTGTAGCTACTTTATTATTTTCTGGAAACGCATCACGCGCACTTGAGGATACAATTCCGCCATGAACTGTGAAAATATCACTCTTGTTTGTGGTCGAATTATCTATAGTATATGGACTATTTGCTGAACTCCTGTTAAGAGGCACCATTATATTTATTTCTGGGCTCAGAGGATCTCTTTTAATCTCCACTCTATCAAAAACGTTTTTTTGTCTAGCTAAACCATAATCTAAAGGAAAGCCTTTTTTATAATATTCGCTTAGGTGCTCTGATATATTAAATTCAGGTACAATAGAATAGTCTCTTCCCATATGTTTTAAATTACCAAAAAAATCTTCATACGTGTTATACCATGGGTCATTACCACGAATTTTATTAGTTGCATAAAACGGTGTATTATAGGGAAAAGTATGTCTATTATACTGGATTGATGCTTTTCCTTGCCCATACCCAGATAAATCTGATACGGCCGAGCCTGTTCTGTAATAAAACAGCGTTGGCTTGGTGCTATACACTAATTCGCCGGCAGATCCAGTTTTTAAATTCAAAATAGAAGCCGTTATCATTTGAGCAATTTGCATTCTTGCAAATGGCGCATCTGCGTCATTTCCGTAAGCAAATCCAATTCTATCGTGTCTTGTGTGATTTTGAGAAACAGTCAATTGTGAAATAGTGGTTGAAACTATAGTGTTTCCAGCAGCTCCTGTATCTCTTTGTGTCAAAGTAATTGTCTGCGCGCCGTTAGCAGCGCTGCCAGGAAGATTAGTGGAAACAATTCTACCACCAGTTTTTGCATTGATAGCAGTATGTAGCCCAGATAAGAAATCATATTGAGTTGCAGAAGACAAATTTATGCCTATAGCAATCATGTCGGGGCTGCCAAGATTAAAAGGCGTACTATTTGGCACTGTGCCGGCACCGATGTCATCTCCGATTGAAAGGCCGGCGCCTGTGGTTGCTGCACCAGATTCTGCGATATTAGAGACAATGAAAATAAAGACTGTACCATCAGTGGCAGTCATCTTAAGATATTCTCCCTCGGTCATACCAGTAGACGCATCACCGTCTGCAACAGAGACTGTACAATTTGCAGCCGATAGTGTTGTTGCTCTATGTGGAGTGAGCCCAATTTGAAGGCCTTCACCACCCATGGAAGAAGTTAGGTATATTGGCTTATCATAAATATCTTGTCTGGGATCAAGCGGCCAGATACTTAAAGCGCTTATTTCATAAGGTTGATAAGACTCCAATTGCGAAAACATTGAAAAAGGAGGTAGATCTCCAATATCTGTGATGCCGCCACCAACGGTGGCGCCTGTAAGCGCATTTTGTTGGTTAATCACTACACCGTTAATGAGAAATTTTGTATTATTGTTCCATTGCTTGTCGGCTGGCAGCTGCCCAATAGCCGAGGTTGCAATTAAATTACCAGAAAACCAATTTTGATATAAATGTGTGTCTGTCGCATCGGTAGTAGTTCCTATTCCAGCTGTTTGTTTTTGATAAGCTGTCTTCTCTCTTGTATAACCCCATAATTTATGGACCGAAGAAATAGAATTTGCTGCGCGATCATTTGTTCTTAACCTTGTAGTGCCATCTGATGCAGCGCTTACGGTACCACCGCCCTGTAAGCTTTTCCAGAATGTTCTTTTGTCACCAGGTCTAAAATCATATTTTTTAATTGTTAAATACTCGATGATGTTATTGCCATCGATGTCTTTGGATTGGTCATCGAAGAATCCTAATGCATGGCTACCAGTTTCTTCGTAGAAAGGGCGTGTTAATTTATAAGTTCTATACGAGTTTATATCTCTTGGGTATAATCTTTCTGAAAGTATGTAAGAATTAGCACCATTTTTTGCTGCAGCATGCCACAAAGAATAAGTTTGCGTATTTAAATGCTTATAGCTTGTCCAGCCGGCATATGCGCCTTCAGAAGAAGTAAGCAAATCGCCTGACGATATTCTTAAAATAGTATTCAAATCTTTGTTAGAGAAATAGTTGACGTGGTTCATCATTGATTGACGTACGCGTGCAGGTTGGCCTCCGACGTCATCAATATCATACGTAAAAGGTTTGTATTTTGTTGTTACTACAGGCTCATAATATTGGTTAAGATACGCACTGTCAGTATAAACTCTGCTTAATTCAGGGGCTTGTCCCAAGTCAAAGTTATCAGAAGAGCCGACATGTGCAGGCAAGGAGTGTCTACCGGAAGGCAAGTAAGTAATCCAACCGTACTGGCCATCAGCATAAGTTTTACCAATTAGTATATCGCTTTTTTGTTGGCCCACAACCTCATCTAATCTGCTTCCTAAGGCAAAAGTTGTAGTTTGCGTTCTGCCAATTAATTCATTAGGTATAGGATCGCTCTCATCAATAGAAAAAGTATTTTTTCTCCTGTGATATCTTGCAATAGGGTGCTGCCCACCTCTAATTTGCTTCCAAGAAGGATGTTGGTAAGGTCCATTTCTGTGATGCAAAAGACCATTTAGAACTTTAGCTATACCTTCCTGGTGGCCCACACCGCTGGCTCTAATTATTAATCCTCCTTGATAATTATAATCGGTATTAGATCTGTGCACAAAATCTTCATATCCTAGAAAATTTTGGCTGGCTGTTATTGGATCGTATATGGTACTATTAAGGCCTACAAAATCATTCATAAGATATTGTCCGCCGACATGCCCGGCAGAACGAGGATAGCCATAGTATGTGGTCTCGACGCCATCAAGCGTACTCATACTGAAGCCAATCTCGCTCGAACTCATGAAATTTATTGATCCACTTAAAGCCATTTTTTCCTCTTGTTTATCCTATCATATAATTAG